AATGATCAAGACTTCGGTGAACGCATTGCCAAAATTGCCATGATGGAAAATCTAAAATTATGATAGCACAACAGCCGGCACAAGGTTTACTGCTGGTAAACGATTGGGGAACATCCAAAATGTATAAGGCCGTCTGCGAGTGCGGAGATGACGACTGCACACATACCATCGATGTAGAAGCAGACGATACCAGTGTTAATGTTACTATCTATACACGAACACGAACAAACTTTTGGTCTAAGTCTCGTTGGCAACATATTTGGAAACTACTGTTCAACGGATATACAGATTTCGAAACCACTATTGTCATGAATAAACAGGTTGCTTTTAACTATGCTAATGTGTTACAATTAGCAGTTAAAGATGTTGAGGAATTGAGGAATGAAAGAAAAAATTGACGAAGTGATGAACATCCTCAGTGAAGAATGTGCTGAGGTTATACAGGCGGTAAGTAAAATTAATCGATTTGGTATAGACAATTACAAACCAGGTAAATCTAAAACCAACCGACAGCATTTAGAAGAAGAACTAGGCGATCTATTGGCAATGGTGGATATTCTAATTGAATTAGGTGTAGTAACCGAATCATCGTTGCAACAAGCAGAAGTCGCTAAGATTGAAAAACTAAAAAAGTGGTCAAACATATATGAGCAAAATTAAAATCGCAGAGTTGTTCTACTCTATACAAGGAGAAGGACGTTACATGGGTGTCCCGAGTGTGTTTCTTCGCACCTTCGGTTGTAACTTTAAGTGTGCAGGCTTTGGTATGCCACGTGGCGAATCTAGCCACGAAGCAACAGATATTGCCGCAACACATACAATGATTACGCCGTTTACAAAATATGAAGACTTACCTCTAGTAAGTACAGGCTGTGACAGTTATGCTAGTTGGCATCCTGACTTTAAAGACCTGAGTCCAATGCTAGAAAGTAATGCCATTGTAAATCGTATTATGGAAATTATTCCTCATAACGAGTGGAAGGATGAGCACTTGGTTATCACAGGCGGCGAACCTTTGCTAGGATGGCAACGTGCTTACCCAGATTTACTAAGTCATCCTAGCATGGGTAAACTTAAAGAAATTACTTTTGAAACAAATGGTACTCAGAAACTAACTCCAGAATTTAAATTATTCTTAAAGCAGTGGGCGCAGAATCCTCCATTTACTAGCCGAGAAGTTACATTCTCCGTAAGTGCTAAACTACCATGCAGTGGTGAGAAGTGGGAGGAAGCAATTCTTCCAGAAGTAGTTTGTGAGTATGAAGAAGTTGGCACAGCATATCTAAAGTTTGTTATTGCTACAGAACAAGACTTTGCCGATGCCGAACGTGCTACTACTGCATTTCGAAAAGCAGGATTCACAGGGCATGTTTATCTAATGCCAGTTGGTGGAGTAGAAAGCGTTTACGCATTAAACAATCGTGCGGTGGCGGATATAGCAATGAAGGCAGGCTTGCGTTATAGCGATCGATTGCAAGTGCCGTTGTTTAAAAACGAGTGGGGTACATAATGATTAAACAATTTTTTAAAAAAATTACAGGTATTCAAGCAATTGAAGACTTGCGGAAAGAAGCAGAAACTGCCGCTGTCGAAGCAGTTAAAGCGGCAGCAATGGCCAAGGCAGAATCAGATGCTGCCATTGCTGCATCAATTGCAGAAACACTTCGTGTAAAAAAAGAAGAGGAGCAAGCGAAACTTAGCCCAAAAGATCGTGCCACTGCCCAAGGGATTCCTTATGTAGCTGTTTTAGATACTCACGTTAACAAAGACAACATCCGAAACGGGTTTTTTGAACTTGATTGGAACAGTTTTTTTATTCAAGAGTTAATCAAGGTAGGGTATGGCACTGAGGCAAATCCCGAAGAAGAAACAGTGGATAGGTGGTTTAAAGATCTCGCTAGAAATATTCTATCCGAAGATGGATACGGGGATAATTCTGCAGGCAGTATAAATGTTGTTAATATTAACGATGGAAGAAAATGATTGTAGATTATACCGACATTGTTAAAAAATATGATTTTTCCTCTGTAATTTTTCAAGATGAGATTGATCAAACTTGCAACATAGTAAAAGAAATAATCGACAGTGGAAATTATTTTGAAAACAGTCCCAAATATCAAACCAAAGAAAATTTGTTTGCTCGAAACGAATCAGTTTGGTTAAAGTATAGAATGAGTTTTATGTTTGCTTGTTTTATGTATTTGGGCAAAGAGGTCAGTATTAAAGGAATAAATTGCTGGAGTTTTATGACCAGTCATGATGCCAATCAAGATCGATATCAATTATGGCATCATCATCATCACGACTTGACAACAGCAAAGATATCAGGTATAATGTATTTAAATATCCCCAAAGATATTGATACGTTTGATACTAGCGGCACTGAGTTTAGTATAGGACATCCAGAAAAAGATCCTACGTTTTTTATTAAACCAGAATACTTTTCTTGGATGATATATCCTAGTAATCTTTGGCATAGGCCCGGACCATGCCCTAGTGTTCAGAATCGATTCGTTCTTGCAGCAGATATGGAATACCAATGACTTTTATCCTTGTAGATACAGCAAATACATTTTTTCGTGCTAGACACGTAATTAAAGGTGACGCAGATACCAAATTAGGTATGGCCATGCACATTACATTAAACGCTATTAAAAAAGCATGGCAAGATTTTGATGGCGCTCATGTGGTGTTCTGCCTCGAAGGTCGCAGTTGGCGGAAGGATCATTATGCTCCGTACAAACGTAATCGTCAAGTCACACGAGCAGCCATGACTCAGAAAGAACAAGAAGAAGACAAACTCTTCTGGGAAACATTTGACAAATTTAAAGAGTTCATCAGTACCAAGACTAATTGTACTGTGTTGCAACATCCACAATTAGAAGCAGACGATCTAATTGCTGGATTCATACAATCACACCCCGATGCCGACCATGTTATTATCTCAACCGACAGCGACTTCGTGCAATTGATTGCGCCCAATGTTAAGCAATATAATGGTGTTGCAGAAACGTTGACTACGCACACTGGTATATTTGACAAAAAAGGTCGGCTGGTTGTAGATTCCAAGACTAAAGAACCCAAGTCTATACCCGATCCAGAATGGCTGCTATTTGAAAAATGTATTCGCGGTGACACCAGTGACAATGTGTTTAGTGCATACCCCGGAGTGCGTAAAACCAAAATGAAAGAAGCATTTGAAGATCGTAACAGCAAAGGATTCGCGTGGAACAATCTCATGCTTCAGAGATGGGTGGACCACGAAGGCAAAGAACACAAAGTTTTAGATGACTACAACCGTAATGTACAACTTATTGATTTATCTGCACAGCCAACAGCAATCAAGACTATAATTAAAGAAACTATAGATATACAGACAACAGATCCAAAAAATGTAGATCAAGTAGGAATTAGATTGTTAAAATTTTGTAATCTGTTTGATTTGCAACGTGTTGCAGACAACATTCAGCAGTATGCGCAACCTTTTCAAGCAAAATATGTATCAGACAACCCATCAGTATGAATACTACCGTGTAACTAAGGAAATAAAAAATAAATGAATATAACAGCAAAACCCATTGTAGATGGTAAATTTTGGATAGTTGAAGAAGATGGTGAAAAAGTGGCTACCTTGCACAAAAAAGAAAACAACAAATTTATGTTGAGTTCTAAAACAGGCGAAGCCACATTTAATAAAAAAGATGATCTAATAAGAAGATTTGGCAAAGATTTTTTTCAATCTAAAATTAAAAGCGGGCCGCCTAGTGCGCAGGACAATGACGTACATACATTTCCCTCAGCGTCTAAGCCATATAATGCCATGTACGATGTTCAGAGAAAATTGCCGCTGTATACCAAAAGTTCTCAAAGCAAAAGTTTATATTGTGCAGGATATTATGCCATTCAGTTTAACAAAGGATGGGTCAAAAGTTTTTGTCCTAAATTAATTACTGTAGAAAGATATCCTTACAAAGGACCATATCGAACAGAACTAGAATTAAAACAGGTGTTGAGCAATGTCAAACCCGATTAATACCTATCCTATAACGTCTCTAATACAACAGATAAAAGCAGCGGATATCAGCCAACAAAAAGAGATTAGAATAGACATAAAGAATGCAAAATTGTTGTCTTATGCGTTGGGAGAAATTCTTAGCAAAGTCAATCAAGACTACGAATTGTTGTTAAAAAATCTACAAAAAAGCACAGGTGACACTGTTACTGTACAATTAGACGGGGGTGGGTTTTCTAATCAGCAGTAGATAAATATATACGTAGTTTATGGAGAACTTATGAGCAGACCAAAGCCACGTATATTATTAGAATATGTCAACAAGAAAAATTACAAGTGCGAGCAAATACTCGATGCTGATGCTATTTGGGCGGTGTTTTATAAAGAAAAACCATTTAACTTAAAAAGTTTTAACAGTTTAGTAAACTATCCTGGCCCAAAATATAAAAAAGTAAGTTTCAGCAATCCCGGACATGCTGTTAATCTTGCTAAAAAATTGAACAGTCAATTTCAATGTCAAGATTTTACTGTAGCGGTGCTGACCAGCGGCACCACACTTAAATGATTACTCAAGAACTTTATACCAAAATGTTCTTAAAAGAGTGGGGCAAAAGTGTTGACCCTGCAAATATTCGCTTGTACAAACACACATGGTGGTTCAACACTAGAACCAAAAAAGAAGGCGGACTACGCCTAACAGACAAGGGATTTGAGTTTTTAACCGATATATTAGAACTAGCATCCTACGAAGTTCCATTTACAGATCAGATTGAGTTAAGTCCCCAAATTATAATATTTTTGGACAAATTTTTGGATTGTCCATATTTTTTAGATTATGCAAGTCTAACCGTTTTTTCGGAAAAAAAATCTTTTGAACTTTACATGTTTTCCGACGATATCCGAAAATATGGGTTAATCAAAGCCATAAACAAACAAAAAAAATCTGAAGAGACTTAGCCAAAATAAGTTGACGGGCTCCGTGTTTTGTTATACAATAAGCACTTAAACAGTTTTTTACAAGGAGCTAGTATGTCAGAAATATCCACCCGTACAGTAGGACCCAAGGCCGCTAAACGTGCCGTCCAAAAAGCATTTAAACATAATCGTCCTCTATTCTTGTGGGGCCCTCCTGGTATTGGCAAAAGTGAAATTGTTCATCAAATTGGCAAAACAATTGATGCTCACGTGATTGATATTCGACTGAGTCTATGGGATCCTACAGACATTAAAGGCATTCCTTACTTTGATTCAACTATCAACAAAATGGTATGGGCTCCTCCATCAGAACTGCCAGATGAACAGATGGCAAGCCAGTATAAAAATGTAATTCTTTTCATGGACGAAATGAATTCGGCTGCTCCTGCTGTACAGGCTGCGGCTTATCAATTGGTGTTGAATCGCCGAGTTGGTACTTACAAATTGCCAGATAACGTGCTGATTGTGGCGGCTGGTAATCGTGAGGCAGACAAGGGTGTTACTTATCGTATGCCTGCTCCGTTGGCTAACCGCTTTATTCACTTGGAAATGAAAGTGGATTTTGACGATTGGTTTGACTGGGCTACTGCCAATCGTATTCACAAGGATGTTGCAGGATTTTTGCAATTCTCCAAAAAAGATCTGTATGACTTTGATCCTAAAAGTAACAGCAGGTCATTTGCTACACCTCGTAGTTGGACATTTGTATCCGATTTGTTGGCAGACGACGATGGTGACGAAAACACTTTGGCAGATTTAATTTCTGGGGGTGTTGGAGAAGGCTTGGCAATCAAGTTTATGGCACACCGCAAGGTTTCAGGCAAACTGCCCAATCCAAGTGACATTCTTAAAGGTAAGGTTAAGAAAATGGACACTAAAGAAATCTCCGCTATGTATTCATTAACTGTGTCATTGTGTTATGAACTCAAAGACGCTGCCGACAAAAATGCCAAAGATTGGAACAATCAAGTCAATTGTTTCTTTGAATTCATGATGAATAACTTTGAAACCGAGTTGGTTGTTATGGGTACTAAACTTGCATTAACTCAATATCAACTGCCGTTGGATCCGGACGAGATTACCTGCTTTGATGCCTTCCATGCCAAATATGGTAAGTACATTAGTCAAGCAACCGAACGCCGCTGATCTAATTCAAAATCAATTGACAGGACCTTAGGGTCCTGTTATAATATATACATTATACAAAGGAACAATTATGTCTGAATTAGATCCCATTGTCGATAAAATTGTTGTGGCTCGAATTGGTCTACTGCTACGTCATCCATTCTTTGGTAACATGGCTACTCGTTTGCGAATTGTAGATGGTAGCGAATGGTGTAACACTGCCGCAACTGACGGTAGATCATTATTTTACAGTCGAGAATTTTTCCAAGATCTTACTCCAAAACAAGTAGAATTTGTCATTGCACATGAAATTTTACACAATGTTTTTGATCACATGATGCGTGTAGAAGGTCGCAATCGAAGCATCTGGAATGCCGCTGCCGACTACTGTGTCAATGGACAATTAGTGCGTGATAAAATTGGGGAAGTTCCACCTAAAATTAAAATTTTCCACGATCCTAAACATTACGGTAAAAGTTGTGAACAAGTATACGACGAAATTTACGATGAAGAAGATGAGAAAAGTCTTGCCGCATTGGGTCAATTGTTAGACGAACACATTGATTGGGAGAAAGACAGTGACGGCACTAACCGACCCCAACACAGCAAAGAAGAATTACGAAAAATTCGAGATGAAGTAAAAGATGCAGTGATGCAGGCAGCGAGTGCGGCAGGTGCTGGTAATATTCCGTCATCTGTGTCTCGAATGATCAAAGACATGACCGAGTCTAAAATGAATTGGCGGCAAATTATTCGGCAGCAAATTCAAAGCACTATCCGTAATGACTATACATTTGCTCGTCCCAGTCGTAAGGGATGGCACATTGGTGCAATACTGCCAGGCATGAATTATCTCGAAACAATTGACATTGCAGTCAGTCTTGATATGAGTGGCTCTATTTCAAACGAAATGGCACAGGACTTTCTCGGCGAGATTAAAAACATCATGGAAGAATTTAAAGATTACAAAATTAAATTGTGGACATTTGATACTCGTGTGTACAATGAACAAGACTTTGATGCTCACGGGGGTAGTGATCTTTTAGATTATGATATCCAAGGTGGTGGTGGAACAGAATTCGATGTTAACTGGGACTACATGAAGGAACATGATATTAATCCTAAAAAGTTTATCATGTTCACTGACGGATATCCGTATGGTTCATGGGGTGATGAAAACTACTGCGATACTGTATTTGTCATCCACGGCAATGAGTCAATTGTTCCGCCATTTGGCACTGTAGCATACTATGACGCAATTACTGAAGATTGATGCGGATGCGTTCTCGGCGGGTCAAATTGAAAGTAAAATTTGGGCCGCTGAGCAATTGGAATCGATTGTTAACGATCTCAATATTAGTCCGCTAAGAATGTATGTTCTCGGTGGCTGGTATTCTCTTTTGCATTTTATTCTATCTGTTAGAAAAAACATTGATATTGAGTATTGCAGAAGTGTAGACCTAGATCCCATAGCGTCTTACAATGCCAATAAAATCAACAATGCATGGGAAATCAAAGATTGGAAATTTCGTGCTTATCCGTCTGATGCTAATAAATTAGAATACACTTACGATACCGATAAAATTAATTGTGTTGTAAATACCAGCAGTGAACATTTTAAATCTAAATTATGGTATAGTTTAATTCCCAAGGGAACTTTAGTATTACTACAAGGCAATGATCTTAAAATATCAGATCATGTATCAAGACCAAAATCATTGAATGATTTTATCAAAACTTATCCATTAACTGATTTAAAATTTTCTGGAACAATGAATTTTCAATTTAAAAATGTGTCTTATAATAGACATATGATTATTGGTATCAAATGAATAAACTCAAAGTAAATCCGTTAAATATTTTTGATATTAGACGTGTCCAATTTCCAGCACACCATTTTTTTTACACAGACGAAGTTTCAACTACTAATTTAAAAAAAATAGATGACTGGATTTATCGACATCTTAAAGGAAGATATTTTACAGGCGATGGGCTTGTACTACATAACAATACCATTGAATATATCCATAAAATTGGATTTGAAGTTGAAAAAGAATTAAGTTTCTTCAAACTTGCCTGTCCGCATTTAGTACATAGATAATTAAAGTAAAGGAGATGTCATATGACTGAAAACACAACACAAGAACCAACACAACAACCAATCCCTCCAGAAGGTACTGCACCACCGGCTGACAACGATTTAAATATCAGCGATCTCAATGCTATGAAAATGATCATTGATGTTGCCAGTACACGCGGTGCCTTTAAGCCTAGTGAAATGGTCTTGGTAGGACAAACGTACAACAAACTAGTGAATTTTTTAAATTCCGCACAGAAAGGACCAGCAAATGGTTGAACTTAAACATGTAGGCAGAGTCAAAGCCACAGGCAAAAAATGTCTTGTGGCCTATCGAACACTGCCAGGCGATGCATATCACGCCGTTATTATTCCTACTGAAAATTTACCAGATAGTTATCACGATGCACTGATTCAACTGGTAGAATCTAGTTCAGCACAGGATAGTTATGAACTGGCTGATGTATTGAGCAGAACTAATTTTCCTGATGGTTCGACAATGTTGGCAGCACTACATACACAAGGCCGTATGGTTCGTGTTCCTACTAGCGATATCTCAATGACACCTACACTGAGTGAAAGCATTAATCTTGACGAACTCAATGCGTTAATTGCCGAACAACGTGGTATTGCTATAGATGATCTTCATGTTAAATCTGAAAACTCACAAACTGAGATCAAAGAAATAGTAGAAGTAAAAGACATTACTCCTCCTAAAGATGAAGAACACATGACTTCTGTTGATCGTGCAGCCAAATATAGAAGTGAGGCTGATAGATTATACAAAGAAGCAGCTAAACTTAGAAAAATGGCTTTAGAATTGGATCCAAAAGAAAAGTGATTTTAAAAAAAACTTTGCCTAAAGAAGTAATAGATCATTGGCCTGAAGTTTTTGGAGAAATTAATTTAAAAGTTATTCCAATAAAATATTTGGATTCAATACTCATTAGTTTTAAAGACGGCAGATCCTGGAGTATCTCTGTGAGATCAAAACTTAGGGGCAATGATTCTTCGAAAGTAGAAGCAGAACTTCAAGAATTTTTCACTGCATACGACGATGCTATTAGTAATATTGATTTCAAACTAGATACCGAAAAAGTAAAACGTGATATATTAAAGATCACAGGTAAATTTTTAAAGAAAAGAAAATTGTGAAAATACAACTGGTAAGTCATAGTCAGCCAACTGCTGAATTTCAGAAACTAAAAATCAATGATGCACAAGATCTTGTAGCGTATTGTGCCAGAGTAAGTAATCCTGCTAATCAATTTAACACAGAAACCAGTGAAAAACTAATTGGCTACTTAATCAAACATCAGCACTGGTCGCCTCTCGAAATGGTCAGTATGTGTTTGGAAATCGAAACTACTAGAGACATTGCACGACAAATTTTACGCCATAGAAGTTTTTCGTTTCAAGAATTCAGTCAACGTTATGCTGATCCCACAGCAGAGATGACCGAAGCGTTTGTTGTTCGTGAAGCAAGATTTCAGGACACAAAGAATCGACAAAACAGTGTTGAGTTTGATATGAACGACGAAAGCCAACGTTTACTGGCTATTGAATGGGAACGTGCTCAAAAACGAGTATTATACACTGTTGAGAAAGAGTACAAATGGGCCATTGCTAACGGCATTGCTAAAGAACAGGCTCGTGCTCTATTGCCAGAAGGACTTACTATGAGTCGTATGTATATGAACGGAACATTACGTTCATGGATTCATTATATTGAACTGCGTAGTTCTAATGGCACACAGAAAGAACATATGGAAATTGCTAAAGAATGTGCAGCGGTAATCAGCACAATATTTCCGCTGGCTAAAAAATTGCTTAGTGAGCAATAAATAATTTAGGATATGCTTCTTTAAACTGACTATGCAGCCATGCATAGTCATTTATTTTGGCTATTTTTAGTGTATCTAAACTATTAGATAATGCATACTTATTGCCAGCCTTGGCTCCTAACACTGCATAGCCTCCATTGGGTTTAGAGAGACCTTTGGTCATCCAGATTTTTAATCTTTCTTGACTATCAGCGTCGTCTTGTAGTGTTAGTTTAACTGCTTCTCTAAATCCTGTGCGCCATGCAATATAGGGGCGGTTTCCGATACAATGTATGCTAGCTAATTCTGATAAAATTTTTATCTGGTCACTTAGACTTGTAGTAATATCAACTTTGCCTGTGTGTTCAATATCAAATAAAAACTTTGGTAATAATTTAATGCCACCATTACCATATACTGCATCATTGATATCGTTTTTACTGTGCCATATATGCACAACATCAAATTCTACAGGATCAACTTTATAAGTAAACTTAAAGTTTTCTAAAACTATTGTATCAGCATCTACGACCCAGAAATGACTAGTTGACGACTTAATAGCCGCCACTTTATGAGCTGCATATATACCTTTTACACCGTCTACTCGTTGTGCAGTTGGGAATCGATTTTTTAATATGTGAAAATGTTCGTTAGCAAACGGTTCGCCGCAACTTATAAAAAAGATATCGTATTCTGGTTGTTTATAAAATACTGATGTAGATTCTATAATTTTTTTATTTTCAAATTCGCCATACGAATCTTTTTTAAATTTGTATCTATAGGGAATTAAGTATAATCCTTTAACACCATTATTTTCAAATTGATGTATGTAAGTTTCGTCCCACTCGTTGATAACAAACTTTAAAGAAAAGTTTACGTCTAAAGTAACATTATAATCAACATACCAACAATATTTTGTAGAATAACAATCGTCAATTGATTCTACAGGAATTGCATTAGGATACTTTTCAAGTAGCATTGATGCCGCCTTGCTATTTTTTTGATAAAAAATATCAATCATTCTTTTTCCAAAAATCCATAATTTGATCTATTAGAATTTTTAAAGACACCTTTGAAAAATTTACTGGCATCCGCATCTAGATCACAAATTTCAAGATCTAATCGTTTCTTCAATTCATTGCCATAAAAAGTAATTTTATCAGACAATTCTTCTGTTGTCATACCGTTGACTTCTTCATTCCAGAAATCTGTTAAGTATTCAAAGTCTCTAACTTGTATGTAATCCCAATCAGTGCAATTGGTCATATAGCAACCTTGACGAGCTCCTAATATAGCCCATTCACCGTTGTCAGAATCTTTACCGATGTTAAGCCACACTAATAAACGTTGCATATTTTTCCAATGTATACTGGTCTTGAATGTTCTATTTTCTAAACGAACACCTCTTTCTAATGACATCTTTACACCTTCACGAAATCCTGCTCGCCATGCTTGGAACGGACTAGCATTATTATAAACATCACTGAAGCATCTATTCATCTGTATGTATTCAGCATCCCAACAAAAATCCACCTGTGCATTAGGATCGTCGGCGGGTGCGTTTTCATGAGTTTTCATGTCTAAAACATATTGTTTTGGCCATAGTTTTAATCCGCCGTTGCCATACATAAGTCCGTTGACTACATTATAACCTGCCCACGATATAACGCACTTTGATAAATCTTTGTGCTCATCAAAGTTTACTTCTTGATTAAGGAAATCTTCTCGTATAACGTTATCACCATCTACAGTGACAAAACGATCTGTTTCACTGAGATTTGCACAGGCTTTGTGTGCGGCATCGCTGCCTTTGACTCCGTGGATACGTTTTGCCCAAGGCACTTTTGCCAACAAGTCTGCATAATTTTTTTCAGCGTTCGGTTCGTCGTAGCTGAGATAGATAATGTCGTAATCAAGAATTTTAACTGTTTGAGTCATGGCGCAATTAATCCGTATGATTTAAAAAATGGTTTAGTATAAAATTTTATTTTGTTTGACGATTGTTCTGTCAATGTGACGTGATCTATATATACAGTGTCATTGTATGCTAAATCAATAGTGTCAATTTTGATTGTACGTATTAGATAACTAGCATTCTTTAAAAATGTTACATAGAATTCTAACTTGGAATTAATCTTATATTTTTTTATATACGATTTTTCTTCTTCGTTGAGTTTAAATGCCCATTGTTTAGTATTGGTATTATTCTTAATAGATAATGCACCAGCAAAAGATTTCAACACAGGGATTTGTAATAACACTCGTTGATCATCATTTTGTGCATCTTTTTGCACAATCTTAGATTCTGTAGGACTAGTATATGATACTCGATAGGTAGAATAATTTATTTTACCACTTAGAAAATCTTCAATATCCGTAGATGGAACTTCTATATGATGAGAATAAGCCGAGTTAACTTCATTTGTGATAGCGTAAATATCACCAGTAATGTTATCAAAATATATTTTATAAAGACCGTTGCTCTCAGTAGAACTAGAAATTCGAAGAATTTCTTCGTCTGTAATAATTGTGTTGTCGTGTTCAGCCAGCATGGTTGATATAATCTTCTAAAAATGAATTCTCTATATAATGCAGCACACCTGTTTGTTTAAATTGATTAATATATATCGTATCAAGATCAATTATTTCAACTTGTGCAACTTTGGTCCAATCGGGGTGAACACTGTGCCACCCCTGTATTAATGACTTCATGTGAGTGAAACTACAAATTTGATTTGAATCAAAACAGTTTTCAAGTCCTAAAATTTTAGCCGCAATGCTTATTGTAACATCAAGACTGTAAAATTTTTGATAATTTTTAGGACTAAATTCACCATAAAATTTTTCCCAGTTGTATGTTATAAATTCGACTAATTTCCAAAATTCTAAACTTTCATCTGATTTTTTAAAATAACAAAATCCACTGTAAAGATTAGGCAAAGAATTTTCTATAAATGTTTTTCGATAAACTCGATCAGTGAGTATATCTCCCCTGAAGTTTTTAACTTGACTGGTAAAATATAAATTTTTATCTTGCAACTGTTTCCAGACATTGTCTAAATCTGACAATATCAACATGTCTGCATCTAGTAAAATAGTGCGTTCATACGGTGTAGCATGATATGCTTTCCATCTATTTTGCACTTTCCATTCACTGTTTAGTGCATGGTCTTCAAATGGAATTTTAATTATTTTATCAAAAGCAGAAACATACTCCGCAGGCACTGTGTCGTTAGTCATAAGTGATATGTTTTTTATAGTTGACTGGCTGCGGTTAATACTTTTGGCAAGATAGTATGCTTGTTTAACATAGTCACAGTCTAACGAATTTTGTGCTACAACAAAAAATCCTTGATTACTTTCCGTCATCGATTAACCTCAACAAACTATACTTGTTCATAACATGCACATCTATCCCTTGAGTTTTTAACGCAATATATTCGCCTAGATATTTTTCTTTTTCTAACAAAAATTTAAACTTATCATCTGAAATGTCAATCATTACATCTTTATCTAAAGTGTAAAACTTTTTGCCTGGCAAAATTGACACTACTGGGCTGTCAATGTTTCCGTTAAAAATATGTATTGCAATACTAAATGCAAAATCGTTTCTATACATTTTTGAATCAATTTTATAAAGCAATCTATAGTAGCCCCAATTTTTTCTAATGTGTTTTAACAACTCAAAAAATGATTCTGTAAATTTATTTTTTCTAAAAAATACAACTGTAGCCCAATAAAACGGAATACTCTGATCATTGATAAATTCAAATGATTCTACATTTCGCCATTGTGCTAAATCGTGACTATTTCTAAATAATGCTAAATCATTTTCGTGATCGAATTGGTGTGCAAGGTAATCGGAAGAAACAATGTAGTCACTATCTAAAATAATTGTTTCGTCATAGGGACTTAGATCATATGCTTCCACCCTGGAAAGATTTTTCCAGACTAATTGTTTGCTGTATAAAGATCCATCACTAAATCTTCGTTGCTGTGTAGTGTCAGTGTATGCTGTGATAATTTGATCAAATAATTCAACAGCATCTGGCTGACTAGTTAATAACCATTCCTTACTGTCAGTTACCAATGTGATTGGCAAATCAATGTATTTCTTAAGACGACGGGCGCAAAATGTGGCGATCTTGCAGTAGTCAACATCAGAATTATTCTGAGCAAAAATTAAAAAACCTCTAGTCATAGATTAATTAAATTAGAGATATTTCTTTGCTTTTTTATGTTGTTGTATTTGGCAAGATATTTCTCAGATTCTTTTTTGTATAATGTTAAACATTTATTCAAAAAATCTTTTAAATCTGCTACTTCCATAGGAATATTATTATTATCAACAACGATTGCAGATTCTTCATGCAAAGACAACATGTGAATTTTAGTTATTGTTTCTAAATCTGCAGTAAAACTACAACCATTTTGATAGAATATTAGACCTTGTTTAAATTCTTCAAAGGCAGTTTTGCGTGAAAGATTTAAAGTAGCCATAAAATTGGCTGTTTGAAATGCTTTTTCTAAGCGTTCATCCATAGAAATTTCCTAGATAGTTACAAGTAATTATCTAGAAAAAAATAGTGAGTGATTTGTTTTGATTAAATCAGACCAGAGCCCGATGCTGTGGGCGTTGGTACTGACACGTTGGATCCTGATGGGCGAACTTGGCGGATTAAACTTTGCAAATTGCCATCAATATCTTCGTCGATATTTGGATTAGGACCTGCATCATCTTTGAATTGAATGGTAAGAATTAGTTGGGTAGACCCTGCATCTCTACGAGCATATACTTCATAATCATTGGCAGCGTAGTTGCCTGCAGGTGCTGCTTTGTTAAAAATCAGTTGGTCACTGGTAGACAGGTCGTACCATCCAATACCGTATGTTGTACCAGCAGATGATGCTGTGCCAACAACTGTGGTAGTAGCAGTATAGTTAAAAGATATAGTACCAAATCCACTAGGAGTAGTGCCGTCTCCTAACATTGTGGTCCACGTGATGTTTTTAGATGCTGACGTAGATCCGCCACTTTTTGCTGCACTGATTAAAATTTGGCCACCACCATTAAAAAATGCTCGTGCATGATTAACTGCACTGACTGTTAACCCACCAGTGGTATATCCAGGAAAAGTTATTGTTACAGTGTGTGTTAATGTACCATTCCAACTGGCGGTTCTAGTTTGATTTACTAATGTTTCTGTAGAACTGTTGCCTCCAGTGGTTGCTAATGTTAATCTAGACGATCTTACAAGATTAGCAAAAGTAAAATATTGATTGGCCAATGTGCTGTCGATACTGATAGCACTAGATGCTAATGCCAAATTGCTGCTTTCACTTACTCCAGTTTGATGTTGCCTGGCTAGAATCATATCGGTACGCAATCTTGACCATTGAATAACTTGTGCAGTAGTGCCTGGAACAATCTGACTACTAACAATTTCTTGTCCGTACCCTTCATCTCCTGCACCTATACCCATTACTGCAGCTATGGTAGACTGTATGGTATTATAATCGGCTGCAAAAATTAATTCGCCTGTTACTTTTGGAAATACACCAGATGGCATCACTAATCCTTTATAATATTACACATTCAACTAGTTTGATACCAGCATCTGCATTTGTTTCTAGAGCAATAGCAAACACATTTGAATTATGTGCTGCTGAAATAACAGCAGTACCATCATTGGCCGCTACCAATCTCTGTCCTTTGATCACAGTGCCTGCAACTTTTACAGGAACTCGTCCTTTCAAGGCAACATACACTCCTCCCTCTAAATCCTTGTTCATCATAAACGCTGGATTTTCACTGATTACACCTATTGCTCTGTCACCCGAGTTACTGGCTGTTATTTCTTTGCTGCCACCGACCGACACAACAGTTCCTACAGAATATTCTGCATCTGGCAGATATTTTTCAGCCAAGTCAGCATATTGCGCAGAAGTTGCTGTTCCATTAAAAATATTAGCAGCCAGATTACCTGATCCGTCTCTTACTGCTACTGTGTTGATTGTAGCAGCAACTGCGGCTGTTCGATATGTTCCACCAACATTTAAACTGTCAGATTGCGTAGCAGGCCCGTTAAAACTGTTTGCATAAACAGTGGCAAATTTTAAAACTGAAGATCCTAAATCTGTAGTGTTGTCTACACCAGGTAACACATCTTCTGCTACTAATTTCAGCGGAGTTACTGTGGTGCTGGCTGATGTGGTTTGGAAGGTAATAGTATTACCAACTTGGTTTTGAATCGTAGGAGTATCACCGCCTGAGACAAAAACTCGTAGATCATTATCGTTACCTACTCTAAAGCCCACGTCTGCAAAACTAACAAGACCGCTAAAGTTAGATGCCGATGCTAACACAAAATCACTAGAACTTAATCCGTTTAATTTTAAAGAATTACTAGAAGTTCCCCAATACACATGATCTGTTGATGTTATTCCCGAACTTGAATAAATTAAGGTAATTCCTTTTTTAACTAAACTATAGCCAGTAATTGCATTGCTAACGTTCAAGGTAAATTCATCTGCAGAAATTATAAAAATTGTGACGCCATCGACGATGGATTCAATAACAGCATGACTATTACCCAGTGTATCTAACACATTTCTAGATCGAAATTGTGTGGTACCGGCACCAGAAACCCCTAACGGACCTACTAGAACAAATGCGCCGCCGTCCCATGAGTACAATTGTTTATTAACATTGTCCCACCAAAAATCACCAGTAGTCAGTCCACTAGGAGCATTAGGGCCAACTTCGGCGCCACCCGTGGTTCTAAATTTGATGCCATCGTAAAATTTAAGTTTACTGTTGGAACTGTCAAACCAAAGTTGCCCGCTTAATGGCCGAGCAGGTGCATCGGCTCCTGAAAAGTTTTCTAATAAATGTACAAAATTTTCATTTTGTAACTCTCCATAACCGGCATAATTTTTACCAATTAATTTGATATCTAAACTACTATCAATGGTGCCGTCCTCAACTGTATAAGTTGCTGACCCGCGATATCTATCTACACTATAGGACATTACCAAACCCCTTTATTCTATATTTATATCAAAATCACAGTCCGAGGCCCGTGGTATAGCCAGCACCACGTTCTATGGTCTTAGCCCAGACTCCGCTTTGTATTTGAAACTGCTTGAATAGTCGTGTAACTGTGATAGTAGCACTACCAGTAGGAACACTACCAATACTGAAATCTTCTAACACATTTTCTTGTGTAGAACCGTCTATACTTAATACGGCTTTGTAAGTTCTAGAAATCTGACTGGCTACATCAATAGCCGTAAACTGGGCTTGAGTGCTGGTACACAGCACTTCAGCAAGAGTTCCGTTTTGATAGGATCCAGGCGGATACAGTGCAGTTAAAATAATACCCACTTTAGTGTCAATATTACCCACTGTAAAATCACTACAATCAATTGTCACTGCAAGAGTTCTGCCTTTAACAAAAGTTTCTACAGAATTTTTAGTAGCTGCATCTTGTGCGCCAGACGGATCAGTAACATTAATAATGCGGCTGGAAACAACATCGACAACTCCAGTGCCTTGAGGAGATAATATCAAATTACCATTAACGTCCGTAGTAGAAATAGTATTACCGTCTATAAGGATATTATCAACTGTTAGTTGTGTTTGTGGTCCAAAACTAGTAATACCAGGAGCACTGGTAATACTTGCTCCTAAACTTGTTGAACTTAATACCAATTGTCCGTTTATGCGGATTTCTTTGCCAACCAATAAATTGACATTATCGCTGATATTAAATTGGCCACCACTGACTCCATTGTCTTTTTCCCATAACATAGAGTGATTTGGTGTACCTGTAACAATAAACCCGCCACCATCTGCATAATCTTCACTGGCAGTGCTGTCACTAGATTTTGCTAAAGTAATAACTCTATCTTCAACAGTTAAATTAGTAGTTTCTATTGTGGTAGTTGCACCTTTAACTGTTAAGCTGCCGCTGATAAAAACATCGCCGCCCACATCCAATGTGGCCACTGGGTTGGATTTATAGATACCTATTCTTTGATCAGTAGTACGGATTGTAAAAGCATCTTCTAAACCAGCACCTGTTTTGGTTCTAATTTTAAAATCTTGCCCTGTGTTGTTACTGATGTGTTCTATCAAAGTTAAACTGGTTCTAATTTCATTATTTTGATTAGGACCAAGTATTAAAGGTGTAGAGTTTTGAATTGTAACAGTGCCTACTGTGCTGGTATTTTCTTCAGTAAGCATGAAACTGCTGGTAGTTTTTAATGCACCACTAGGTGCTACCAATGCATCAGCAGCAGATGCTGTAACGTAAAATTTCTGACCAGTTAATGTACCAGGATTAAATCCTCGTCTAATTTGTCCAGTAAATCCCGTGATCGGATTTAAAGGAGTATATGCAGTGTCTTTGCTGAAAATTCCAAGTAGACTATTACCTATCCATAGAAAAACCGCAGTGTGTTCAATCAGAAATGAATCTACTATTGTAATAACTTCAAAACCACTTTTTCCCTGAGTATCTTTATAGACTGGACCTGCCAATGTTAAATCGACACCATCATAAAAATATAGTTGTTTATTGATATTGTCGATCCAAAAGTCACCTTCGACAAAACTAGTAGGCTGTGATCCTGAAACAATAGGGCCACTGCCTACTCCAAAACCGGTACCGTTATATACTTTAAGACGTCCGCTTGTTGTGTCATACCATAACTGTCCTGCTATGGGATTGTTGGGTTGTGTCGAACTGGCAAAATTTTCTAGAATTTTTATAAAATTTTCATTTATATATTCACCATACCCACTGACGTTTTTACCAATTAAAGTAATATCAGTAGATGTTTGGTCAATTGCAGAATCTGCTACTTGTGCTAACAATGATCCATCAGTTTTGTTAATATTATACGTCATTTTTATTATCTACCAGTGTAAATGATATAGTTAACTGTCATGTAGGGATTCATGATACTGAAAGCAACCCCTAGACTACCAGCAGTGTCAATGCCGCCACTAGTTGGAAGATATTGCCCAGTGCCGGATGCCGTAGGACCTTGTCCTGTGATATAGTTAGTATCAGGAATAACAGTGCTTGAGTTTCTAAATGCAAAAAACTGTGTTCCTGCATTGGCTCTTAAATCATGTTCGTGATCAGGAATATTAGACAATGTTAAAGATTTTTCAGCAGTACCAGACCCTGTACCCAGTGTATCAGCAGAAACATCAGTTACTCTATCTGCGTTACCTCCGCCAGCATCAATTAATATAGTCGGGTCAGCAATACTAGGTACAGTGTTGCCGTTGTCCATATTGTCTCTGCCCAATGCAAATCTTCCTCTTAAATCTGGAAGTGCAAAAGTGGCACTGCCAATAAGCAAAGATGTGGCTTTGAAGGTATAGCCTATAACTGCAAAAAGTTCAGGATAATCACCGATTCTAATTTCACTACCGTCACAGAACAAATAGCCCAACGGGGGTGCTGAACCACCAAAGCCCATAATTGTTCCAATTGGCATAGTTGCTACGCCTTGCAACAGTGTTGTCTTGGTGAGTTTTCTTAATCCTGTACCGGGTCGATTAATTAAAATTTCATCATTAAGTTGACTAGTAAGTGTTTCTGTTCGATTAGTTAAAAAATCTTGACTGATAGTAGTGGTAAAAGTTGCAAACCCTGCAGTACTTTGTCCATCAAAACTTACAGTGTTGCTGGAAACTTCGCCAGCAAGTTGAAAAACAGTAGGTGAACTTAATTTACTAGCAGATCCTGTAACATTACCAGTAACACTGCCTGTTAAATTGCCAACAAATTCTTGTGATAAAATTTGATCAGCATATATCCTACGCCATGCTTTGCCGCCAGTCAGCGGTTCTGTTCCTAAATCATAAGTTCCGTCGGCGTCTGGAATCACATGATATGTAGTCGACGTGCCAGTGACTGCAAAATTACCACCTACTCTTAAATTTTTAGTTATGGCTGCGCCGCCTGCAGTCTTAATACTGCCCGTGACTAAACTAGTAGAATCAGTAGTTCCTGCAACAATTAAACTGTCACTGATTCTGATGTTACCAGTAACGTCTAACGCTTCAGCAGGTGCTGTATTGTTAATACCAACAGCCCGTGTGCTGTCGATACGCAGCACTGTAGAAGTTACTCCGTTATTGACTGTTTTAAAATCAAATGCTGATCCGTTGGCCTTGTTGTTAAATGTAGGGATATTACTGTCAATGGTGATACTTAATTCACCTGAACTACCAACAGTAAGTCCACTGGGGTTTCGAACGTTGAACTGAAAATTTGTTGTACTTGCTGTGTCGCCACGTAAAAAACTAGAAGCCGATACTGCATTTCCACCAATTACTAAAGAATCAGCCTTTTCACTAGTGCCCCAAAACTTGTTTGGTAAACTGTTACTGTTAAAATCTTTACTAGATAGATTAAATCCTTGTCTAATTTCACTAAATCCAGAAATTGTAGATTTTGGAATAAATGCATCTTTACTGATAATGCCGACTTTTTCGTCGCCAACAAACAAATTCAATACACTGTGAGTAATGTTACTTGCATCAACAACACTTTCAACTTCGGCACCAGTTCTTAATCCACTGCTAAACTGTGGTCCAACCAATACCCAGTTACTGCCGGTGAACAAATAAAGTTGTTGATTATCAGTATCCGCCCACAAATCACCTAGATTGCTGTTGGCCACTGCAGGAGCAGTGTTAGATTTTTTAATACTACCAGCAGGAGCCCAAGTTGTGCCGTCATATACCTTTAATTGATTTACCCCAGCACTGTTATCATACCATAACTGTCCTTCAACAGGATTAGTGGGTGCAGAAGTTTTGGCAAAATTTTCTAAAAGATGTAAAAAATTCTCAGCAATAATTTGTGCATAGCCAACATAATTTTTTCCCACAAAAGTTACAGGTAATTGTTGGTTAAGAGTTTGATCCTCAACTGTTATATCTGGTTTTTGAGGATTACCTGTTTCAGTATATTTGATAGTGTATGACATTATGCTACCTCACTCAGACCGGTTAAACTTTGAATACGCACAGTATAGTCAATTTGAATAAGTCGGTTTAATGATTTTTGCACAGGATGAAAAATTACATGCGTCAATAACTTACTTTGACCCGTGGCGCTGTATGATTTCAGCCCTAGTTCGTCAAAAACAAAGGCACTGTCAGTGTTACTACTAGTATCAATGGCATCTTGGCCGCTAGGTTCGCCGTAATCTAATAGACAAGTGATAAACACATCCGTGTAGTTAGTACCAGTTACATGTCGTGTTTCAATTTTATTTCGTGTAGGATCAACATTGGCCACGGCTCTGTCGTCAATTACTTTGGTATAAGTTTGATTGTACAATGCTGCATTGGTGCCAACACTGTTGGGAGTCAAATAGGTAATTATACCGGTAGGATCAACGGCTGTGCCGCCGTTACCAAAGGCCATTTCGTAAATGAATCCCTGACCTGAATTGCCAATGCTATCTGCTAATGCTACACTCATATTCTCATAATGAATGGCATTGCGTTTATTAATGGCAATTTCACCAGATTCGGGGTACCATATCTTGATGTGTCCCTCGATGTTTAATCCTGAAAAATCTCTGCTAAACATAATTTGCTCTCATATTAATGTATTTATAGTGGCCAAACACCGGGCGCTGACTTTATAAAATTAGCGATATTGTTGGTGCTATCCACTAAACTGGTGTCAAGATCACTCCACATTTTTCCAATCTTTTTCACAACTACAATCTTGGTATCATCGGGCGGAGTTGTTGTGAGTCTTACTGTAGAAGTTTCACCGTCAACACTGAATTCTGATTCATATTGTACATCGCCTTCGGGACTTTCTAAATGCACCGTGATATCATGCAGTTTATAAGGAACTTTCTTCAAGCGATATCCAGCCACAAAAACTTCAATTTGATCACATTGACCAAAATTTGACGGAATAGTGTTTCTATACCAAGGAGTATATACAGTACTGCCGTCATCAATAGTTGCCGGTGTTGCCTCTGGAACAAAGTTAGTGTGCAGTACATTACTGCTGTCAGTTGAAACAAAAGTTTCTATTACTAGTTCGTCCTTGTACGGAATAGTTTCTGAAATACCAATATTGATAATATCTGTACCAGAACGATGCACAGTAGGTACACCTGTACCTAATGTACCTCTTCGCAATCTACTTAACACGTTGCCAGTTTTAGCAAAATATTCGATACGTTCACCGTTGATATACACAATACCTGGTAAATTTCCTTCAGGATTAGGATCGTCTAGTACACTAGCGTTGTCAACTGTTATGCCTATGTCTGTTTGATTTAGATCATTTACAATAAACGTTTGCTTATTTTTATTCAATCGTTTGTAGTGTGTTCTATTCAGCATGTCTTTGAACTGCATATAAGAGTATTGTTCTGTTACAGCAGTTGGATTATATCCTATCACTGACAATTTGTCATTAGGTAATACATCTTTAACTTCTATTGTTCTGCGATCTGCTAACAATTTCCAGTCAACGCTGTGTGTTAACAAATTACCATTTTTAATTACCCAAACAAAATCATCAGACACAGTTGTCCTGTCTAAAACAAATAGTCCTCTTTCTTTATTTCTAAAAGTAAAATAATCAACTGTACCTGCAGTCAAACTGATTGCCGATGTAATAGTATCCGACTTACGTTGAATATCCATAACGTCGTGATTGTAAAAACTAACAATTTCAAATTCAGTTCCCGCTGGCCATACTGTGTTGACAAATTGAATAGTGCTGGCAGTCATTTTGTATTCTGCATCAGTATCAACTACTACAATTAATTTTCCGTTGTCAATATATTTACTACTGGTCAACACAACACTCACTGTGCCAAAATCAAAAATGTATTCACTACCAACAATCAATTGTACTCCATTTAGATATACTTTTAAATTAATTGGGGCAAAAGAATACGGTGCAAATTTATGCTGTGGTAACGAATAAATTAAATTGTTGTTAGTCAGTGTAAAATATTCAGCACTAGATGATCGTAAAATTGTTTGTCCAGTACGTACTATAACATTATTTTCATATATGTCATTGAATCCCACAACGTTTGTTAAAGAATATACAGTTGTAGATCCGTCTGTAACAATAGTTTCAGATTTAACTACGCTTGTTTTTTGTAATTCTGTAGAGTCATCACTAAAAAATTGTCGCTGAATTAGATAATTTACAATACTGCCAGATGGTGGTGGTGAAACAAATCTTATTCCAACTCGATAAGCACTTTGGTATGTGATATCAGTTTGAAATAAATCATAGTTTAATAAATCGCCGTTGACCAATACTATAGATGTAGCGCCAGCAATCCAACTAGTATTGGTAATAAATTCCATTGTACTACCATCTCCTACAAAATAATCAAGATCTAAAATGCCTTCGCCATTGAATGAGAAACTAGATACGGCTACATCTGAATCCAGTACAGGAGGTACAGTAAACACTACATTTGAATTTTGCCAATCAACAGTATAATCAATGCTTTGTTCTTTGACGATGCCGTTGACTAATACTGTAATTGCCTGTTTAGAATTAGCATATTGTTTTAAACTAAAGTTTACATTAGTGCCATTGCCTTTGTAGTTGTTCCATTTAATTTTGGCACTGCCATCTCTGCTCATTGCATAAACTTTGATAGCCACTGCATCTAAAATTTGTCCAGGGACTAATTCTTCAGGACCATGGCTGGTATCAGGAGTAACAAAATTATCACCATCTAATATAATATCATCAGGTGCAATACCAGTAGCGGTAGTGTACGCTAAGTTTCCGCCTTGTAAAATAGTATCATATTCATTTTCATTAGGTAAGAAACTGCCGTCGCTTGTGCTCTTACGGAAAATAATCTTGTCCCCATCGTTGATGTTTAATGGATACGGATCTGTTAGATTAGGTAAATCTATAACATTTGTTATTCCGTCTCCAATAAAGGTAGACATTACTACCCAATCTTGTGCTAATTTTCTACCGTTGGGTTGAATAGTTGAGCCATCATATAGATCAAAATATGGATCATCTATACGTAAACCATTTACATAGATGTTGATTTCTTGACCCAGTGTTGGGGTGTAAGGCAGAGTGAATACATAGGTGCTGTCGCCAACGGTTACTATATAATCATCAAAAGCAGCATCAAAGCCGTCCCACTGATCAGAAAACCAAGGCAGTGCATCCCATCCTGCACCGGCACCAAATCCTAAACCAGTAACATTGACGCCGCCGTAATCAACACCTACTAAAAGTTGTCCAAGGTCGTTGCCTAACTGTCCTGTTGTAGGATTGTAAAAGAAATTAATTCTATCTGCCGCAGATAATAATGTAACATCTTTATAATAATTTACTGAAACTGTTTCTCCAATGGCTGGGGCTTCATCCAAAGTAAGAACACTGTAATATGCAGTATATCCTCTAGTCACTGAAGATTTTTTAGTTATTGTATAATTTTCTCTCAGAATTTCTTGGCCTGCTACAGTTATTGTAGATTTACCAACTTTAACATCAGCGGGCCACTTTAATATAAACTGTTTTAAACTTCCAGATCCAGTAAATGTTTCAGTTTCTGTAAGTTCGGTGATATAATAATTTTTACTAGTTCTGTCAAACTTTACAGACACATGCATAGATCGTACAACTTCACTTTCTATAATAGCAACTGCTTGTGCAGCAACTCCGTTTTCAGCAAGGCCGCCATCTAATATCACTGTAGGCGCTGACAAGTAACCTGTACCAGGATTAATAATTTTAATTCTGTTTACTTTTCCGTTGGCAATAAATGCTGATGCAACTGCTCCAGTGCCGTTACCAGAAATTCTTACCACAGGTGGAATAACATAGCCGCTGCCACCGTTGACAATTTCTATAGATTTAATTTTAAATCCAACATTGTCGTACCAGTTTTTCCAAGGATATTCTAACACTTGAGAACTGTTATAAATTACAGTGTTATCAATATATCTAACATTTATTGGTTCAATTTTTCCTTCGCTGTTATATACTTGAGGCAAATCAAAATCTGAAATCATTGACGGTGCACCATCTACTTTACTGTATGCACTGATATATTCTCGAACTTTGGTTCTGTAAGGTTTAACTTCGTTAATATAATCTTCATAATTTTCAAGATTATCATTGTTGTAGTTTACTTTTTGCTTTAGTTCTCCAGCATTGTGTGTTGCTTTAATAAAACTAGTTTTCATTAGCCAGTCAAGATACGACTGTTCACTGAGTGCATATCTAAACCCAACAAATAATAAATCTAACCAGTATTGTCTATAGTTGTCAACGAATATCTTGTTCTTTAAAGTTTCTAAAATAATGCGTAATTCGATTGTGGCTGAATTGTCATAACTGTTATTGTCATATAATCCTCCATCGAAAGTCAGTAGACTGTTTGTTAGTTTATAAAGACTAGAACTAAATTCTATTGTGCCGCGTTGACGACCAATAACTTTATAACTCTGAGTATAATCTTGACTGTTTACCTGTGCATATTTTTCTAACAATAGCCAGCCACCAGTCCCAACGTTGAAAACTTTGACAGTCTCACCTATGTTTGACTGTATCAATGGAATTTGATAAGTGTAATTTACACTGTAATCTATTTGAGTAAACTGATTGTATCCTTCAGCAAACCAATCAATATAATTCCAGAAATTAGTTACATCGTAACTTTGACTTTTTACACGACTCCAAGTTAGAGATCCAGTGTCATAAGCATATACACTCCATCTGTTTAGTGCTTGACTATCTGACGTAACCAACACACTGTAAGGTCGCACTGACAGTGTAGTAGATGCCGTATAACCTATGCCACTGTTCAACACAGTCACTCCTGTTATTCTACCTTGTGCATCCAATGTAGTTTTTAACGAAGCATCTATACCCTTGCCTGAAATTTTTACATACGGGGCATTAGTATATCCAATTCCAGAATCTATCACTGTGGCACCTATAATTTTTCCGTCAACAATGATAGGCGTCAGTCTAGCAGACCGTAATCCGTTTGTAGATATAAATCTAATTTCTGCATCAGTGTCTAATACTCTGTCGTATACTCCTCTGGATGCTGCAGGAATATTTTCTGCTTGTTGTAAATCTGTTAGATCAAAATCATCAACCACTAATAAATTCTGTAGTATGCTGTTGGTACGTTCAATAACTTGTTTTAATGCTTCGTATCTATAGACAAACATACTTTGTCTTGGTCTAAATTCAATTCCATATTTTTTCTTAACTGGTAAATTGATATCTGGCACAAGTCTATCATTTTTGTCTTTTCCGACAAGACTGTCAATCCATTTATTTTCAATAGCAGCCGGCACAATGCAGTCTGCATCTTGTCGTATTAACTTCCACTGACTGTGAATGTTTACAGTATCATTGGGTACTAGCCAATACTGTACATTTAATTTAACACTGTCTGCAGACAACAGATTTTTGCAATTAAACAAATGAATACTATTTGCCGAACCGAATGCTACAAATTTGTAATTTTGAGATTTTGGATCAGAGATCAATCGACTTACGGCTAATGCAGAAAGTGTTCGACCCTCTATATTTGCAGGAATAGTAGTTTTGTTTTTTACCCAAAAGTAATAACTGGTTTTGAAATTTTTAGTTTGCGTGTCATATCTACGCTTTGTGCTGACAATGTTATCACCATATCTGGCTTGGCCACTAATTCCTTGCGCCAATCCTTCTTCAGTATCTGCAAGTTCATTCCATCGCGAAGGAGTAAATTTACTTTTTACCCATTCAAACACATCTATGCTGGCAGTTTCATACAGCGTGTTCCAGGTGGTATTTCTATATGCAACATCACTGTCGTAATGATCTAGAAACTTTGCACGAGTCAGATCCCACCACAATGTGCCTACAAATTTATCAGTCCAATTGGCGCCATCATCTACTATTACACTGTCAATACCTGTGCTGTAAGTTGCAGGATCGTAATATGTTTTGTACTTTATTTCTTGATCTGCAACTCCTGCAATTTTTCCCCTAATAGGATCAATAGTATCAATATAACTGATTAATTGATTAGTATCAGCATTATAAAAATATAACTTTTTAATCTTATCAATGTCAACATAGTCCGCTTGCTGATGCAGAATAGACCAACTGTAACTAGTACCTGGACGATTATACAACCATATTGCACCGGCAGACGGTAAATTATTATAAGTTGCTAACGGCGCAGACACTAGAACATTGTATCTTGATGTTTCTATTACAGAACCATATCCATCATCTTGTATTTCTAGATAAGTTTTTAAACTTTCACCATATACATAGTTGTTTAGATATTTGTCATAGATATCAACCCGGCCACTGTCAACGAATGTGTCTGTCAGCGACATGTTGTTTCCGTCGAACGTAGTTGGTGTGGCCAAACTGATATCAAACGTAATTGTTATTGAACTGTCGCCACGTTTGGCAAAAATTGCTAGAGATTTGTCGTCATCAAAAAATCTCACCGTGCTGCCAAATTGCTCAGCAACTTCTGCATATTTCTTTTTAATAATTTGTAAATCGTCAAATCTATTTAAAGTATTGTTGTAATTAAAAACAAACACCGCACCCTGATCTGATGTTTGATCATCATACAATATTGATCCCACTGCCAGTGTACTGCCAGATCGGGTTAATGAAACACTTTCGCCAAATCGGCACTGTTGGTCTATGTTGAAATCTCTACTGCTGAGAGTATCAATCAATTGAAAAGTGTCTTGGGTATAGGTGTACACAAACACTTTACCCTTGTCAATTGCTGTTAAGTCTAAAGGTGTCCATTTATCATAATTGAAATTTCCAGCATTAAAAATTTTAGTAGAATCTTCTATTGCTGTGCTGTCACCTTCTTCACCATAAGGGCCTGTAAATTGCCAGTATTGACCATTATAAATTACTATTTCGCCAATAAAGTAGGCCATGTCACTACGGTATGGACCTTTGTATCCGTCGTAATTGAGATTGTCACTGTGTGGGGCCGACGCAACCAACATTGATCCGTCTGTTGATAGATCAAACTCATAACCAAATTTGTCGCCGGCAAACACAGACTCTACATTTTCTGATTGTAGTAAAGTTGTACTGCCATCGTTTATTACTTGTTCATCTATATCCAGTGTTGTTATCAATTTAGGAACAAAACATTGTATATTTGTGTTGTCTATTTCTTGCCATAAACTAGGATTGTTTTCAAAAGGATCTGTTGGCACTTGTGCAATTGCTTGGTATATCTTGAAATCATAATACACAATGTCACCGACATTATATTCAAATCCTGGATTATGATAACCACGATATGCTCTGTTGTAATCCATGTGCCACTCAAAGCCGCTGTCTACAGATACATCGCCGTATCTAAAGAAATACAAGCGACCTTGATTGGCGTTGGTACCGGGGCTGCTAATTACCGCTAGATATTCACCATTGTTTTCTGTGATTTTTATTTTTGATCCAAACAATTCACTTTGTGCAGGGTACGGACTTACAATAGAGTGATTTAAAATGTAATTTCCAGTATCGTCTCGTTGGTAGATATACACCATACCCTGATTGGTCAATCCGCTGCCAGTGCCCGACAACTCAGCCTCAATTAATCTTGCTGGCTCCCAGTCGTCAAGAAATTCAGTAATAACAGCACTGTCTGCACCTAAATTATACATTGCTCGCCAATGCGATAATCCGCTTTGTACTATTGCACCTTGTGGATAACTTTGTGGAAATTGAAGATTACCAACAAACTTTGTTTTAACATCCGTAGCAGTAGGTGCACCTACGAACAACCATCTAGCATCTTTACTTAAAGTCACAGATGCTCCAAATCTATTACCTGCTGCAGATAGATTTTGCAGTTGTTGAATTGTTTGTTTTTGTACCCAATTACCTTCAGGACTTTTTGCAAAAATAAACACAGATTGTAATGCAGTCGAAACTGCCATAGTATTTGCAGCGTCATCGATAGAAAAACTTGTTCCAAATTTTTGCTGTGCAACAGGCAAACCCTGATCCATTTGGTCTATTGAGAAAACTGAATTATTTTGCCAAACCGTCCATTTGTTGTTGTTGTCTGTCCACAACAACTCATTTCTTTTTAAATTTTCAGGAAGACGATCATTGGCGTCATCAATGTTGGTTTCTAATCTAGCAGATACAAATTTATAAACCAGTATCTGACTGCTGTCTCCAGCATCGTGAGTACCTTTGTTAGTATTTGTTAATGTTATTTTTCTTCCTACAATTTGAGAAATTTTGTAGAAACCGTTCAGACTAACAGTATTAGCAATGCCAATGATATCGCCCACTGCAAGATCTGTAAGTTTTGAAAAATCAAGTTGTACTGTTGTAGTAGTAGTTTCTATTACTTCAACGCTGTTGACTATTTTAGTATATCTATAAACGTTCCAATCTATGCCGTCAAACACTGTCCAAACATAGTCGCCTTCTTTCAAAGTCACAGACGAGTTTGCAGGCAACAATAAATCTGCCAACGAATCAATATTCAATGCCACATCATTATATCGCACATAGCCGGCATTTCTTAACAATTTCGAAGATGTTGTTAGTGTTGGCCAGAAATCATATGTAAAGTTTACTGGTTTTAAATATATGTCGTTGATATTTTGTCTAATTATAAAATCAACATTGTCAACTGATGTGTTACTAGTCAGTTCAAGGCCTTGTGGATTTGTTTTAAATTGTTCTTCATCTAAAGTAAATTCAATTTCTTCATAGGCGGCACTGCCACCGTATTGTCCTACACGAACTGCCCATTCTTCGTCAAGTGTTAAACTTTCTTGAGTAGTTGCACTTAAAACATCAAATAATTTATTGAATACATTTTCTGTACCCTTTTCAATAATCATGCCTTGATAAAATTTATATTGGCTGACATCGTCTTTGATTATGTTTTCAAGATAGGTACGCTTTTGATATCCAATAAGGTGTTGTGCAACCTTTTGCTGATTGGTATCAAAATTGTCAGTATTTAAATCGTAGAAATCATTAAACTGTTCGGCCTTGTAATCCCAGTTAGGCAATAGACCTTTTTGAGGCTTGTCTTCTAATATATTCCAATTGTCGTTGTCGAATTCTAAACTACCCGGAGTAAATTTCTTTGCTGCGTAGTAATATTGTTTATATTGTACAATGTCTCCTAGATAGTAATCAGTCCAAGATTTCCAAACTTCAACTTTGGCTTCGTCATATATAAATCCTGGAATGTTAAAACCACCATCCCAATTGTTGGAAAGATATCCCAACACTTTAATTCTTTCTTGTCTGTATCCAGGTTGTAGATCATAAATCACATCATTAAACTGTGTGATATTATCTAACAACAATACATGTTCTTTTTGTATGAGATAAAAAGATGCACCATATATTCCTTGCCCAGTATTTTTTGGCGATAATGAGTAGACATTGTCTTCTCTATTAGTGTTGATAAAGTCAGCAGACAATGGCTGGCCGTCACTTTGTAAAATAGAGTAAGGATAAAATATATCAAAAATATTGTTAATTTGTGCAAGTTCTGTTCGCAAGGAAATTTTCAATGCACTAGGACTCAAACACAATACTGTGCCAACAGTCCAATTCTGTGTTAACCAGAATGCAAACTCTTTAGCACTGGTTTCCCAGTTGGTTATTGTGTTAAGTGCAGAGTTGAAACTGTCAAAAATAAATCCTAATGTTTCTAAACGTTTACCGTAGCCGATTAGAAAATCTACAACATCTTGATACTCTGTAAATTTTGTTCCGTACGGTACTCTAGTAATAGAAGTTGCAAAAGACTTTTTAATCACAATGTCTCTGCCGCCAGAGATAGGCAAAGCACTCAGTCTAATAAACTTAGTTTGATCAAAACTGTCGGTACTGGTGTGTGAAACAGTGCATTTAAAAAATTGATTATTTTCTCTAACAATTGTTTGAATACGATAAACTTGGCCAGCTGACCAATTTAGAAACGATTCACTTATACCCCCGATATTCACTACTCGGCCAGCACCTTGAGGTTGATAATAATCAAAATACGGATCATCAAAATTATATCCGCGGACTTCAAATCCGTCAACAGACTTTTGTATTACTACACCGCTATAATTTATTTTTTGTATTGGCGAGTTAGTGTTTAAGAAAATATCATAATTTTCGTCAGGCACAAATACATTTGATGTACTAGACGGACTCTTGCTATCTAACAGTAACCTAAATTTTTCTTTACTAGTGAATCCACCTAACTTACTAGTTAATCCGCATGTGATATTTTTAAGATCATATTTGTAACCATTGTAAATTTCAACATTAACTCCTGTTTGCGAATCTACAATCCAATTGATAATTCCAGCAGTATATGTTCTATCAGTAGACTGCACAGTTGCCGGCAAAATTATGTCTTTAAATTTTATTCTTAAATTAGTGTCAGCATAAACAAATTGTCCTGTAAGATTTTTTACAGTACGTGATCTATCAAGATAAAGGCCTAATGTCTTATTAGGATACATCAACAATGCGGTTTGTATTACTGCAAATGCATAATAACTAGATCGTGACCATGCAGTTTCTGTAGGGGCGCTGTCTCCGAACACAAAATCATTGTTAGCGTCAACTTGAATAAATCCAAAAATTGAATTACTCAGCAAGGGGCTTGTCAAGTTTCCATCCTGATCAACTGGGATTCTTGACAACAACCCGGGTCTTACAAATTTTTCTCGAGTAACTACAGGTGTATTAGGTTCTCTAACATAGCCGTTTTGCAAATCTTCCCAAAGAATTAAGTTATCCGAAGTATACGGTCTTGGACCGTATACTGATTGCCACCAACTAGGTTCTATACTAAATCCTAAACATTCCCAAGGATGAGTATGAGGCCTATCAGTGTCTAATAGATATCTGTAAATTCCTCTCCAAAATCCAGGACTGTCTTCCCCGTTAGGCAATTTATTTTGATTGTAATTAAAAGTAAAAGGATCTAATCTATCAAAAAAATCATTTACGACAATATTATTATCTATTAATGATGCCCATCGATAAAAACTACCGCTCAAGATATCTAAAAATTCTTGACGAGAATATTCTGTTGCTCGAGAATACCCTGGAATAATATCATAGATATCTATGATTTCAGAATCATAGTTGACTTTTATATTATTGTAAATTCGTTTTTCTAATTCTAATATTAAATCATCTCGGTAATCATTAAATGCCAAAGTTATACTACCGTCGTGACCTTGTATTACTCGAGTAGATTCTAAATAGGTGTCATCATTATAAATTTCAGGAACAAATTTTGGATACAGTCCTAACTTAGACGGAGTAGATGGGATAAAACATCCGTCAGTAGAATCATATTCTGCAATGTCAATTGTATCACCTTCGGCTAAACTTATAAGAATGTTTACAAATCCCTGACTATTGAATTCATAATCTTTTGCAAAAATAAGTTGTTCGCCATTTAGATATACTAATACAGCATGATTCGACAGCGTCGACATATCAAAATTAAAAGACAAAGGATATGTTGAAATCTCAGAATCTAGTACAGTGAATTGATAATTCTGTAAACCGGTATGAGGCACCATATCACTGAGATAATATTTTTCAGTATTAGATTTTGATTTATTAATTTCATTTAATACTAAATCTACAAAGTCTCGAGGAGTAGTGTCAATGCCGAGATTTTCAGCAGTCATTAAAAAATTTCTTTTGAATTTGCCGTAATCATCTCCCGCAGTATCAATTGCATTTACGGCGTTCGATGTTCTACTGCCAATATGATACAAACTGTTAACCAAGGGGCCGCTGTGTTGAATGAACCGTGTGCCGTACTGTGCAATTGAACCTAAATCTCGTAAATTATTGTTTCCAGGAAATACTCCTTCAAAATTTGTAAGATTGTTGATAATGCTGTCAACATGATTATTAACTTGTCCCAATGTAAAAATGTTGACATTTTCATTCAATGGATTGTTTTGTAGACTAACTGGTAACTCATAATATCCGTTGATGTTTTTTGCTTGAGTAGCCAATGTTTTTATCACAATAACATCATTGAGATCAGCACTGACATTTAGTACAATGTATTTGAATTTGATACCATCTTCAATTACATATTGTGTATTTGATAATCTGATTCCATTTAGATATACACTGACTCTTAAATCTGCAAGATCATTTATATCATCATACACATCTATATTAAAATTATTTGTTTGGACTTGACCTTTATAAATTCTAATAACTCTTTGAAAATCGTCGTAGTAATTTGTTATCCATCCGTTAGTGTAAGTCTCAGTGTCATCTAACACAATTTTTAAATAATTTGTTGACACATCGACTGTTATTAATTCAGCGGCTTGTTTGTAAGAAAATTTATCTGTTGTATAATTAAAATTAAAAACCACATCTCCAATGTTGTTGATGTTTCTATATGTCAATGGAAATTTTAATACACTATCATCAATTCCTGTACCTCGTTGATAGGAAAAAACTTTTGTACCTACAAACGTACTGCCTTCGTATTTGTTAATGTCCGATATACCAACGTTATCGTTGTCATAAACATCAAATAATACATCTTGATTTATGCTGATTTTTTCTTGGCCTAATTTCCAAGTAGCACCGTCAAACCAATACATCTTGCCTTGATTGGTTCCTAGTTTAACCAATACTGTTTGATCCCGTTGAGGCTCTGTATCATCAACTTCGATTAATGTTATTTGTTTTTGACGACCTAATCCGAATTGTACTTCGATAAATTTTACTTGAAAAATTCTACCCACTACTCTAATGTCAGTGTCAGCAGTAACTAACAATCTGTGTCCGTCGGCTAAATTAACTCCGTCTACATTATATCCTAAACTGCCTTCGATAGTACTGAAAACATCAGTAGTAAACGTATCAATCAAGTCGATATTTTTTTTGGCGTTGGTTCCAAAATTATAAAGTTTAATTCCAGCCGCAAATTCAATAATTGGTCGCTTGGCTCTTGCGCTCTGATCTAACTCTGTTGTTATTCCGTTGATCGTAGATGTAATATCTATAATGCCTTTATGAAACCATCTGTTATAACGACTCCACGGATTTCTATCTGGGCTTGCTCGATTAACTGTAATATAGTCTTGATCTCCAGCAAATGCAGTAGCATCATCGAATGGTAATTCATCGAATGCTGTGTCATCAAACAACACTGATCTCTGCTCGCTGTAACCACTGACAATTTCTAAATCATCTGCAGACACTAAACGAATTTTATCACCAACTCCCTCAACATACCAATATCCTAAAGCATATTTCGATGGCGATACCTCGCCAACAAAGTTTACTTTCATGCCATTACTAAGCGGATATCCATTACCCATGGTATATGTTTTTTTGCCTATAATTTCTTCGTCAACATCAATTTCTGTATTCTCTTCTATATTTTGAATTTGTAATACGCCACCGACATTGACATCATCTTCGCTGACATAGAATAAAACATTAGGGGCATCTAGCGGAATTTCAAAAGTCAATATTCCAGACTCTACAGCAGTTGCTCCACTATCATCAACTGATATACCCGAAGTATATCGACTCAGTGTTCCACCTATTCTCTGAGTTTTGATACTAAATGCTTGGTTTGGCGCTGTAACATTAAATTTGTATGTTTGGCCTCTGTATAATTTTAATACTGGATTTCGAGTCAGTCCATCAGGATTAAAAATATAAGCAAAATTATCTCCCTCGTCTACTAAACTTACAGTGTATTCGCTTTGAATTGTTTTTTGTTGGCCGTAAACTGGGATAGCAGCAGGTCCGTAAGGCAACCAATAGTATTGTTGAAAATTTACAAACTTATCCCAATCTATCAATGGATTCCAACTGTAAAATTCTTGTTTGTTTAATCTACGATGATTATTTGTTATACCACCTTGCACACTAATATGGTTGATATGATCTAGATAATCTTTGTTAAACACAACATTATCTAGATCATCTTTGATGATAGCACTGGGTTCTAATTGATAATTTTGTCTGTCAGTAGTAGAAGTTTGAACAAAGATATCATCAGCAGTGGTGGCTTTGCTGTCTTGACGACCAATAAATCCGTTGACTTTTTTTACAGTGCCAGGCTGTAACAATTGTTCTAATGTAGCGTGAACAAATTTTTTGTTGCTGTCAGATCTATAAAAACGAGGCAGTAGGCTAGAAATTTTTCTTGAAGAAGGATCTATCGGAACTGGGTATTCGTTTTGACTGTTGTCGTATGCCATTGTTTACCTTTAAGAACTAGAAATTTGATTTTTGTTTGCAATTTTTTCGGTTGTCGTAATTGCACCGATGGCTTTTATTTTACTTGCTGTAATACTGGATACAATTTCGATATCATCAACTGTTGCTCCATTTACAAAAATTTCATCTTTTTCACATGTGATTTCAAACAAACTACCAAAATATAAATTGTCTGCTTTGGGCACAATGACGAAACTCACTATAAACGGTGAAAGTTCTGCTAATACAAATGTTGATAATTCCCCGAAATAAAATGTATTTCCAAAATCCCAATTTTCAATTGAGAAAAATTTTGTTATAGAATTTAATATTCGTGTTTTAACATCATTGTCACTGATAACTTGTTCTGTGTTTTTTACCACTTTGAATGTGGCCTGCAAATCTATTTTTGCAAGACTGCCAAACAATATTTTAAATTTCACAGGATGATAAATGATTTCGTCACTTATAGATTTAATTTTTCTTAATGTAGGATGAAGATCATTATATAAACTGTCACTGCTAGGAGGTAGCGGTTCTTCTTCGATTGAACCGTTGACATATTGTCTATATGCAGTGTCGTATTCTTTAGTTAAAATAAAAATATCAATAATGTTTGTAATTCCAGGATCAATTCTAGTTTCATAATCTGCATTATGAATATACTGGAATTTTAATCTATCTCGACCAACTAATACTTTGTATTGCAAACTTGGTATCAGCGTAGACGCAACTTTGTCTAATTTTTTTACTACATCAGTGTCAATAAAATAAAAATGTTGTGCTTCTACGTATTGAGAATAAGAAGAAATTGAGGTCTCTGACGGTAAAATTATAACTACAGGATTAGTTAAATCATTATAGATGTATCGATAATCTTCCTGACGATCACCGATAGTATATTTTTCTTGTATAATATATTTTCTCTGAAGGACTTCAAGATTTGTTTCTGTAACAGAAGGAGGATCAACAATATCATTAAAGATATCTGGATTATCTACAACACTGTCTTCGTCCGTATCGGTAAAAGTAATTTCAATTTTCTTAGTGTCAACGTATCCATCTAATCCACTGTATTCTTTGAGAATAGACCAATCTCTATCAAAAGTATAAGCAGAAGTCAATGGTGCGGGCGCAGTGTTTATACTTAAAACTTTTATCTTATCTTTGGCCACTGTGTTTGTTCTAGTGTCATAAATTTTATCACTGCTGTCGTAATAAAATCTAATTTGTTGATCACTCTCAAATATGTAACGAAGTTTTCTAGAATTAACTGTGTAAAATTCATCGTCTGGTGTGAACAAAATTAACCAACTAGAATCTAACTTTTGATTAGATCTGTCACCTGCTTTACCTAGACTAAACAGATTAGACACATTTAAATTTTGTTCAAAAACAATTTTCCAAGTTCTAGTTGTTCTGTCATATCTCAGACCAAATGGTCTATTATCAAACACTAGATCAATAATAGTTGTAATTGTGCTGCTTTCGATTGTATTTTTATATTTAGGAATAATTCTAGATAATCTAGCATCATTAGGAACAATGTCATTTAATATAATAGGACCAAAACCGGTAGACAAAGTGCCGGTGTTGTTGGCAGTGCCGTCACCGGTCACAGATACAACTTTAGTCCATAATACTGTAGATCCGTTAGATGGAATTCCGCTTGACGGAATTGTTTCTAATTTATTATTGGAAGATTTATTGAAATACTGACCAGTAGGCGCAGTAAATTTAACCAATGCTCCCGATTCAACATAAGTTAAATCAGTGCTGGTAAATTGTCCGGTTGCATACGGAATAGTGTCTACTATATTTCCAAAATATCCAGTGCTTTGATTAGTGTCTACTGTCTTAGAATACCATCTTGAAATAATAGTTGCAGATGTATCAATTTCGTAATTGGCATAGAAATAATTTTTTAAGTTATCATCTTTGATAACATTGAATAATTGATTATAAACTACAAACTCAATATCAGTTTTAGTCACATAAGAAAATCTAAAACTGTCAGAATACAATTCTTTATAAACTACGCCGTCATCAGAAAATAAATTTGTTTTACTGTATTTTCCTGTAGGATCCACTAGATCAAAATAACGACTTATTCCGCTGGAACTTCTATTAACTGCTTTGATCTTGAGAATTTCCTGACTCACTGCTAAAGGACTAATATTATAATCCTCTCCTGTGATCATTCTATTTTGAGTGTAATAACTGGCCGGCGCATTAGTTTTGATACTGTCATTAGTTTCTGTGGCGGCTGCATTGACCACAGTGGACAACAAACTCATGTTAATTGTTAATACTTCAATTTGACCTGTATTACTGACATAAGAAATATCCACACTTACTGAACGAATGTCTTTGGGATTAATAGTGTAGGAAAATCCATTGCTGGTTCTATAGTAGATTCTAAAAGTGCCTAATGGCAACGTGCCGAATACTCCGTCAGAAAAATTCAAACTTATTCTATCACCAACACGGGTAATGACACTATAGATGTTTCTTATATTTTTTTCTAAACTGTTGTAAATGGTGTTGTTGCCTTTGAAATCAGATACCGGAGCCCAGTACTGAGATTCTCTACCGTTGTTGTCTAATTTGTATAGCCATACATCTGTGTTGTTGATGTTGGCAGCATCTATGTCAACAATTTCATTTGACCCTGGTTGATCTAGTGTAAATGTGCCGGTATTAAGTTGGCCCTGTCTAAAGTGAAAGAAAAATCCAGTGTTACTTGACCCAGTGCCCTTGCCATCATCCTTGTAGATAAAAGCAGGTGTTACGCCCAATGCTGGTGGCTCTTCTTTCACCACGGAATTCAACGTGTCTATAACTGTGCTGGTAATTTCAAATTGCATGTTTCGGCCATCAACTGCTTTAGTAAACCCAAACACTGGCACATCGGTGCTGATGCCTTTAAATCTATACTGCTCTGTAGGAACTCCTACTATGGTGGCCTTGGCATCAGGTTTACCAAATTGTCTGTTGGGTTCCAATGCCGAATTAATTACTTTGATAAATTGCTCGTTCCAATTGGCGTTGGTGGGGTCATTCCATGCTACTGTGATGCCTGAAAGATTTCTGTTGTTAGAATCAATCACTGCTTCTGTAGTTTTTACGCTGGTAAATTTTAAAAATCCGTTGGCTGCTAAATTCCGCTTGGCATTGTAACTTAACAGTCTTGCTAATCTCAATACACTTTCGCGACGTTCTGCTAGTTCTAAAAAATTATCACGGGCATTTAAATCTACACGAAATGCTATGCTTTGTCCTAAAAACGCAATAAGATCTATCAACGCTAGGTATTCAGAACTTTCAACATAGTCATTAAAATCTTCAGGGTAGTTTTCTCTAATGTAAGATATCATTACTCTGCGAAGATTTTCAAAGTCGTAACTTTGGAAATCAGCATTTCTAAAAGTCTGATATATGCGTTTCCAGTCTTCAGCAACTAGTAATCGATTCTGACGATCGGTAGATGACATCGTTTATCCTTGTTCAGTATATTTATTTGTAAATTAAACTACGCATTTAACTTATTAGACCATTGTCTTGATCAAATTTAAATTGCAAACTTTCACTTATATTGAAATTTAAATATACCAATTCACATTCAATTTGTATCCCACTTTCGTATTGATTTACAATGATTTGGTCGGCCTTGATCCGAGGATCGTAATTTATAATATCTTCAACATTTTTTACAATGGCATTTCGAACTTCGGGAGTAAATGGTTCATACAATAGGTCCCAAATCACTGTGCCAAATGTTGGATTTTCTAACTTTTCGCCTTGGCGAATGTGAAAATGATTTACTATGTCTTGTTTGATCAATGCGAGATCATACAATCCAAAATTTTCAGTAGCATTACTAATTGTACTGAAACCTTTGTAAATTTTTGTGTTGGGAGTTTGTTGAGATTGACCTGGTCCCTTGACTGTGATTCTATTATATAATCTGTTGTTGATTGTCATATTTCGCTTGCTCCTGAAATTTTAGCAAATGTATCTGTTCCAGTAGTGTATTTTTTCCAATATTCAGACGTATCGGCGATTGACGAACTATTTCCCTCGTTCCTATCATCGATATCCCTATCAGTCTGATCAGGTTTAAATTTTACCGGGTCAAGATTTTCATGATGTGGCCAAGGCTCGTGTGTGGGTATTCTACGCATGATCGACTGCGTTAATTCACTGCCTTCTTCATCTGGTAAACTGTGAGTTTTTAATTCTTTTGGTAGTTCTGCTTCGCTGGCCTCACTTGCAGAGTCGGCGCCGCCAGGTGCTGCGGCAACTGCTGCCGTAACTGCTGTGGGTGCTGCTGGACCATTAAGATTAATTGTACCAGCACTAAGCACCAATGATGCTCCGCCAATGCTGGTTGCGCCACCACCGGTCCATCTACTGTCTCCGCCACTTTTAATATCTAGTGACCCGCCAGATGTGATTGCAGTGTTGCCGCCAGTATTAATATCTAAATTACCAGTAGTAGTAATTTTTCTGTTACCTACTACAGTATAATCAATATTACCTGTTCTTTTAATAACTTCACTTCCAAAAATGGTAGAATTTACAGTTGCGCCGCCGCCAGACCCACCGCCTACGTCCCAGTTGAGTCCTTGTTGAAAGTTCCAGTCTACTTGGCCTGTTACTTTATGTTTCCAGTTGGCATCGTACACCCAGTCTACATCGCTTTTTACATGATGTAGATAATTTGCATCAAACAAAATATTAACATCTTCTTTTACATGGTGAGTGTATGTTGTATCATATGTTATATCTACTGCTGCTTTAATATGAATTTTTTGATTAGCATCAACGATTAAAATTTGATCTCCAATAACATGTGTGTGCATTTCACCTGCAACTTTAGTATTAAAATTTCGTCCTGCCTCAAAATTAATATCTCTATCGGCATAGAAATTTAAATCTTGTTTAGTGTGCAAACTTACACTATCTTCAGCATAGATATCTATTTTGCCATCACTGGTCATTTCAATCCAACTGGTGCCACGAGCATTGCCAATATAAATTAAATCTTCTGTATTGTGTAGCAGTATTTGATGACCTGTACGTGTTCTAAATCTTAATAAATCATTGTGGGGTCTATAAACATCACCGTCAGTTTCATCTTGTTCAACTGCTGCGTATTCAGGAGGACCTTCTGACGGTGATGTCTTACGAAGAAATTTATCATCACCGTCGTCCATAACAAAACTTGAGCCGCCAACTCTGCTGATAAATGCTTCGTTAATAGCATGCTCAAATTTTCCAACTTTTCCACGTGGACCTTTTTTATCAATTGGGCCAGGAGTCGATATGCCAAACACAGCACTGGGAATTTCTCTTCTAGCACTGGATGTGGTAATACCTCTAATGTCATCCTCTAACAGGCCTTGTTCAAGATATCTGTCTTGCAAAAATGGATGAAAAGGTTTCAACAATCGTGTGGTATCTTTAGCACTGATATCGTTTGCTTTTTTATTATATTCAGCAACGGGAGTTCTTGATTTATCGCCGTCTACATTAAATGATGTAGCAGCATACCCCGGTACCATAAAGTTTACATTAGGATCTAACACACACCCAATCCAAAATCCTCTTCTAGGATCCCCGTCTATAAAGATTACTACAACTGTGTTGCCAATATCGGGCGGCACCATCCACATGCCGTATGATTTTTGTGTGCTGTTGTATTCGTTGTTTTCGTCCACATATGCCACACTGGTACTGCCAGCAAACGGACTTAGGTATTTGACCTGATGCACTTGGCCTTCTCTAGCATTTTGATTGCCAGACTCGTGTAACAGTTCCACTTCCAATGTGCCCATATAATAGGGATCAGTGATACTGACCACTCTGGCTAAAAAAGGTCCAGGACGAGAATCCGGTTTAGCGCCTTCTGCTAGTCTATCGTCATTACTCATTATCCGTTCCAATCGCCTAGTGCGGCATTGTTATTTGTTATTTCTTGGTCGCTTATAGTAGATTCCGAACCAACACTGTCTGCTTCAATATTAGCAATGGCCTGTTCATAATCAGGATCATCAGATTGCAGCGAAGTGTCGACTGGGGGACCAGCATCTTGGTTAACACCCAGCGCAACTTCTGGTGCATTTCTGTCTACCAATTCTTGATGTACTTGTCTAATAATTTCTAATGTCTGCGTAAATTTGCCACCAGAAAACCTGCTTTCTACAAACTTTATCTTATAAAGCCCACTGAAACTTTGTACCAACATAGAACTAGATTGTAAATTTTTGTAAACGTTGGTACCTTCTTGAATGTCTGTAGGTGTTCTAAAATTAACAACTATATAGATTTCAGTATTCTGATAATTCATACTGCCGTCACTGTTGATCATCCTATAATTTGTTTCAGGACTGGTATAATTTCCAATTCCGCTATCACCAAGAAAATAAGGATCTCCATGAATTTTCAAATCTGTATTCACTAGATCCTGTCCCAACACCAGTGCATCCATAAAATTTCTAGCTATTCGTGTGGAAATATCTTCTTGGCCGCCGCCACCTTTTTTATCTGTACCACTTTGATCAGCAGTATATGACACTTGTCTTGTTGTAGCATTGGCAATGTTATTAGCACCACTGTCAAATGTGGGCTCTTTGTCTACTTCTGTTGCATCTTGTCCTGTTTGTTGTTTAGTTTTAGTATCTTGAGATGATTTAAATCCGTCAGGGGCCACTGCTTTTCTAAAAGTAGCATCAAGATTAATTTGGAAATCAATTACTTCAGTATTCTTACCTGTGTAGATATAGTCATAAACTTTGATTGCTTCTTCTTTTAATTTCTTAGCACCTTTTGGTGCTGCACCGGGAGGTAACAGTATTGCCGAATTGACCTTGTATGCCACTACCCTGAACACTATCAATTTGGGAAGTCTGCCGGTTTTGCCTAAGTTTGCTGTGGTTTTCTTTTCGTATACTTGCGGATCAATACGCCACCACGGTATCATACCTGCATCATCAACCTGCCCGTCACGTAGAGCCTGTTTAGCGTAGTCACTCATTAACACCACTTGATTGATTACGTTGGTAATGTCAGTGCCTTGTAAAAATTTAAAATCGCTAGTGGTCACGTTGACTTCTAAATTTCCTCTTACGTAAACACCTTTTTCTTTATCGTAGATAGCATTGTCTTTGCCAAACGGACTGTCGCCTTGCCTCGCCGAAGTAAATCCCATGCTGGCTGATCCAACAGTGTTAACCGAACCTGTTTCTTGCACCTGAGTTTTGTTTAATTCTCCAGTGCTTCTTTTTAATTTTAATTTACTGTAGATGTCGTTGCTTCCAGCAGAGTTTTTAGGATTTTTTGTTGCAGCATTGATATCTTCAGCGGCTGATTGCAGGGGTGAAGACGGATCTTGTGGGAATAATATCACAATTTCATCTGGTTCACGATTGTCAGTTTTTGCTTGTTCTATGAGATAATCATTAATCACACGTTGTAAACTTTTTTCTCCAGTTTGCAACATTTCTTGAACTGTTTCTCCGCTGATGTTCGTATCACTTTGAATTACATGAAAACCTCTGTTAAATGCCTGTTGATTATGAGGATTGGCTACGATTTCATATTCTGTGCCTTTGGTAGTAACTCGGGCATTGATTGTAGCAAAAGTAAAAGGATATAATCTTCTTTCTAGAGGCAACGAAGCAGCCAATTGATCTTCTGTGTGCCCAGCAAAGTCAATGGTTAATAAAAATGGTGTGTTGCTTAAGTAAGTTGAATATCCTGCGTCTTCAGCAGCAACTTGTAATGCCTGCGCAAATAATCCCATACTGTAAGGTTCAATAACTTTAAATCGAAATGTCATATTGTTGGTATTGACAGCGTCTTTGCTGAATGAACATGTATGTGGTATGGTTAAATCATCCATAAAAAAATCATATTTTCCGAATGCCGTGTTGACTCGATTTTCTGGATTTATTGAGCCGCTGGCCAGCACCAACTGATTAAATCTTCCGGCGCGGTATGTAGAATCAGGAAAATTTATGCTTTGATTATCAAGACACGATATAGTAAAAATATAATTGTAACTGGCAAATTTACTTAGAATATTAGCAAATGGAGGTTTTTGAGAAATTGTGTTTTTTGTTTTTGCACCTTCAGCATTTTCATTGATATTACCAAGATTTACTTTTAACTCAGGAACAAAATTTCCCAAGGCACGCAATACTCCAGCACCACCTAGCAATTGTCCGGCTGCCGAGGCCAATTGATTACCTAGTTGTGGAACAATACTAGTTGGGTTGGCTATTGCTCCTGCAAGACTTTTTACAGCATTAACGCCTTGTACAATACTAGCACCGGTTAATACTGTTGAGACTGCCTTAGTTGCGGTGGTTGCACTTAATTTGTCAAGACCAAAATTAGACATATCAAATTCCCAATGTTGAAACTAATCCAGATTTTTTAGGGATAAAAATCTGAGTACCTGCAATAAAATCAAACACAGGATCTTGTATTATATCTAGATTTCGTTGTGCAAATACCCACCAAAGTTTGGATGTGCCATACAGATCAAACGACAACAGATCAGGTCTGTAGGTATATTGAGGTTCAATAGTGTAAAGATAATCATCTTGTTCTGCAGACACTGGTCTAATTTTTAATATGTCAAGATAGTCCTTGGCAATTCTAGTAGAAAACCAAGGACTGGTGTTAGTATAGATGCTGTTAACTGACATTAGATATATCCTGTTCCGTTAGATTTAACATAGTCACCGTTGACGAATTTTTGTAGACTAAATGTTCTAGCACTGTCTCTACTGTATATTGGTTGCAATGAAATTGACATTGAACTTTTTGTAGGTACATACGTTTTGCTGCCGCTTGTGCCACCACCAGCATTGGCCAATTGACGAGCAAAACTGTTGGCTACGCCCGAAATCCCTTGTATAACATTGTTTGCTTTGCTTAATGCTGCTCCGGCTCTTGGATTTATTGCTCCCAGTATGCCCACTGTAGCGTCAGCTAATCCAAATGCTGCACCAAATGTGTCCACGTTGGCTGCTTCTGACATGTCTGTGGCAATATAATCGCTGGCAGCATCAAGATCCACACTGACATTGGTAACCACTACTGGTATATTTTTAAAAACAAAATCACCATAGGCACTGAAATATAAAATTGGGGGCGGGTTACCTGCTAATGCATCTTGGCCGCTGAACATCTTAGTCACTGATCTTAAAAAATGCACCATAGATACCCAATATGCTGCTTGCACACTGTCTTCACAATAGAAAGGTGCAGTGATGTTAATTGAGTCTGCTTGACTGTTTACATAACTTTGAAATGCAAAATTTTGATGTATTGGTTTGGTCGCATCATAATTTGCACTGTTACTGATTCTTATAGTAGGTGTATACGGGAACACTGCGCCGCCTGCGGCTCGTAACGGTGCCAGTATCGGACTACTGGTGAAACTGTCTATACTAGGAATACTTAATCGCACACGCCAGTCCGTATCACTAAACGTAGCAGCAGCATTGTTTATTTTACCAGTAGGCTCACCTTTAGATGGAAGATTGATACTTCTAATTGAACTAATGATGCCGCCTACTGCTGCTAAATTATTAAGAGCGCCGCTGAGTCTGTTGGCTGCGCCGCCAATGGCTCCAAGATTGCCTGTGGCTAGGCCCGAAATAGATCCAATAGATCTAGCCGCGGTTGCCAGTGTGGCAGCGCCGGATCCGAATCTGTTACTGTCAAAAATAGATGCCATGTGTACTCCCAATATCATCATATTTAGTTGACAAAATTAACTGTATAGTTTAAAATAGCATAAGGAAAGATATAATGAAAATAAATTATTTGAACAATAAAGACATTTTAGAAGAGATACATCGCAGTAAAAATTCATTTAGTTCTTATACACAACCAGAATTTCATCAATACGATATTATTTTACCAACTGTAGAAAAGATCAATATTCGTACTGTTGCAGAGGCTAAACGTGCTAAAGCAAAACGATTAGGGGATGCTGAATATCATCGACGTAAAGCAGCCGGTGAAAAAGTCAAACAAGTAGACACAGAAGTCGATTATAAAAAAATAGCAAAGACTGATGTAATTTTTAGAATCATGACCTATGAGCATATTCCTGCAAATTCTACTAGAAAACGCAATCCAAAGAGTGAAGCAGATAAAAGAGATCGAGTAAATTTTCCGGCGTTCCAGCATTGGAAATTCGATGAAAATGATCAATTAATATGTGTGGGCAAAAGTCATTGGCAAGGCGCATTAGACACTGGGCATTTTAATAAAGATCACGGACAAATTACACCCACATTGGCACGTATGTTTTTGAAACTGTGTGAACGTTATGCCACTCGCGGCAATGTGCGTGGTTATACTTACAACGATGAAATGCGTGGACAGGCTATTTTGCAATTGACGCAGATCGGCCTACAGTTTGACGAATCAAAATCAAACAATCCGTTTGCCTATTACACTGCTGCCGTAACTAACAGTTTTGTTCGAGTTATTAATATTGAAAAACGTAATCAAAGTATTCGTGATGATATTTTAGAAATAAACGGAATGAATCCTAGTTATTCAAGAACTGGGGCCGGTGAACACGCTGCTGCTATCAAACGATTTGACGAAACAACCGATTGATCTCTGTTGGTCATTGTTGTATAATAGCAAAAAGGAATTTACATTGAGCAATCTTTTTAAAAAAGTAGCGTGTTTTACAGACATACATTTTGGTCTTAAAAGCAATTCATCAGTCCACAATCAAGATTGTGAGGACTTTGTTGATTGGTATATACAAAAAGCCAAGGAGCAAGGATGTGACACAGGTATTTTTATGGGCGATTGGCATCACAACCGCAATAGTCTTAATATTACAACTATGGACTACTCCCTTCGAGCACTGGAAAAACTCGGACAGGCTTTTGATCAGTTTTATTTCTTTCCTGGTAATCATGATCTTTACTATAAAGATAAGCGTGATATCCACTCTGTAGAATTTGGCAAATATATTCCTGGCATCACTGTGGTGCATAAACCTATGACTCAAGGCGATGTTACACTGTGTCCTTGGCTTGTTGGAGAAGAATGGCGACATATTGGCAAGAAGGGTGGCAAGTATATCTTTGGACATTTTGAATTGCCCAGTTTCTTTATGAACGCCATGGTGCAGATGCCGGATCATGGAGAAATAAATCTTGAAAGTTTCAAAGGTTATGAATTAGGGTTCAGTGGACATTTTCATAAACGTCAACAACAACGTAATATGATCTATATTGGCAATGCATTTCCTCACAACTATGCAGATGCATGGGACGACGAACGTGGTATGATGATATTAGAGTGGGGTGGACAACCAGAATATATCAATTGGCCTGACTGTCCTAAATTTAGAACTATCAAACTAAGTCAACTTATTGATCAAGCAGACAATTTGTTAAGCAGTAAGATGCATCTTCGAGTTACATTAGATATTGATATCAGTTACGAAGAAGCCAGTTTTATCAAAGAAAAATTTGTTAATGATTACGACATTAGAGAACTTACACTTATTCCAGAAAAGAAAGAAGTTGAGATGAACACTAGCATTGATGTTCAAAGTTTTGAAAGTGTTGATCAAATTGTTAGTAAACAATTGATAAACATAGAAAGTGATACTTTTGATACCAAAGTACTATTGAGTGTATATAATAATTTATGATTCGTATAAAAGATCTAACTGTAAAAAATTTCATGAGTGTGGGTAATCAGACTCAGGCTGTAAACTTTGATCGAGAACAACTGACATTGGTACTAGGTGAAAACTTAGATCAAGGCGGCGACGACAGCGGCAGTCGCAATGGAACTGGTAAAACTACCATTGTAAATGCATTAAGTTTTGCATTGTATGGTCAGGCACTAACTAATATCAAAAAAGATAATTTAATCAACAAAATCAACAACAAAAACATGTTGGTCACGTTGACATTTAACAAAGACGGTGTTGATTATCGTGTAGAGCGTGGGCGTAAACCCAACGTTATGAAATTTTTTGTTAATAATCAAGAGCAGGCATCTGAATCATCTGACGACAGTCAAGGCGACATGCGAGAAACTCAGAAAGATCTAGACGAATTGTTGGGTATGAGTCATACCATGTTTCGACATATACTGGCTTTAAACACATATACCGAACCGTTTCTGTCGATGAAAACCAACGAGCAGAGAGAAATTATCGAACAACTGTTAGGCATTACTCTACTCAGTGAGAAAGCAGAATCTCTTAAAGAACAAATACGCATTAGTAAAGACAGTATCTATCAAGAAAATGCTGATATCGAGGCTGCTAAAAAATCAAATGAAAAAATTCAGATCAGCATTACTGGTTTAGAAACCAGACAAAAAGCATGGTATAGTCAACAGAAAGACGATTGTGCAAAAATTATACAGAGTATTGCCGAACTGCAGAGTGTAGACATTGAAAAAGAATTAGAACAACATGCTAAACTTAAAGTTTATGATGAGCAGAGTGCTAAGATTAAGAGTCTTAACAAAGAAAAAGCCACATTAGAAACAGCAGTAGTTCAAGCAGATAAGTCTGTAAACAAATATTCTAAAGAAGTTGAACAGTTAAAGAATAAGACATGCCCGGCATGTGAACAAGAACTGCACACGCACAAGCATGAAGAAATGACTGCTGGTGCTGAAAAGAACTTGATCGATGCACAAACTTATCTTGATAAAGTCAGCAACGATTATGCTGCCGTTGTTTTAGAGTTAGAGACTATTGGTGATATCAATGGTAGACCTAAAATATACTATGATTCGTTAGAAGCGGCATTGAAACATCAAAATAATCTTGCAAGTTTAGAATCAGCACTGTCTAGTAGACAAGTTGAAGTAGATCCTTATCAAGAACAAATTGATGATTTGAAACATACTGCTATTCAAGAGATCAATTGGGATAATATCAATGCCATTACCACATTGAAAGATCATCAAGAGTTTCTTTTAAAGTTATTAACCAGTAAAGACAGTTTTATTCGTAAGAAGATCATTGATCAAAATCTTGCCTATCTAAACAATCGGTTAACTTATTATCTTGACAAGATGGGATTACCGCATCAAGTTAATTTTCAAAACGATCTCAGTGTAGAAATTACACAGTTGGGTCAAGATTTAGATTTTGACAACCTAAGTAGAGGCGAACGCAATCGTTTAATTTTAGGATTGTCATGGAGTTTCCGTGATGTATGGGAAAGTCTATATCAAAATATCAACTTGTTGTTTATTGACGAATTAATCGACAATGGTTTAGATTCTGCAGGTGTTGAAAGTGCATTGAGTGTTTTGAAAAAGATGGCTCGAGAGCGCAACAAAAATATCTATCTAATCAGCCACAAAGACGAATTGATAGGTCGTGTTACTAATGTTCTCAAAGTTATCAAAGAAAACGGATACACTTCATACAGCAATGACATTGAAATAGTAGAATGACAGACAGTCACGACGAGTTATATCGAGCATTTCAACAATACTTTAAGTATAATCAAATTTGGGTCACTAGGGGAACCAAAAGAAGTGCTATGGATACTCGTTACTGGCTCAGTGAGATAAGAAGAATATGCAGTCAACGTCGTGTAGAAATACAAGATTGGCGGCATGAAAAAGATAAATTTAAGGCAATTCAAAAGGCAGAGCAGTCTGAAGATAAAGACACTAACTAGTTAATGTCATGGACTTATCAGAATGAAATTATCGAAACACTTCCCGAAGAGTGTATCGGATTTGTATATCTTATAACCAATGTCATCTCTGGCAGAAAATATATAGGCAAAAAACTTGCAAAATTCTCTAAGACTACGGTTAAAACTGTAAAACTAAAGAACGGTACCAAGAAGAAAAAGAAGATTAGAAGCAAAGTCGACAGCGACTGGCGTGACTATTACGGAAGTAGTCCTAATCTTCAAAAAGACATAGACGAATTAGGCAAAGAAAATTTCACAAGAGAAATCTTATATTACTGCAACTCAAAGGCGCAATGCTCTTACATCGAGGCCAGAGAACAATTCTCCCGTAAAGTATTAGAATCAGACGAGTATTACAACGGACACATACAAGTTCGTGTACATGGCTCACATATATTAAAATCTTAGGCTCATTTAATCTAACACCCAAGGTTGGCGGGCCAGTTTGTAATACCGCTGTGGAAAAACCGGGGAATAACCGGACACGTAACATATTGATGCACTCCCGTGGAGGTAATCCACTATGCTGAAAAATTGCAAGAGAGTCTAAGGGTTCGAACCATACGCCCAACGCATTGATATAGTATGAATGTTAGCATACGAAAAACCGTGCTATAAAAACTTAAACACTAGGAACGAGGTTTAAGACGCTGTAATAAGCGAGTCGATGTAGGTTGGGAAAGATCAGAGCCCATTAGCATTACGGTAAAACACCTATTTCCAACGTCTCGGCTGTGACAACTCACATGAAGACAAAAAGATGGAACCGTGCAAAACGGTTCCGTCTGACTGAAACAATCTACATGAATTTAAACTACTTCGTAGTTATTGTTCTAAGAATAATGTGTTGAGCGTTAGCGAAAACACAGACGAACTTAGTTCGTCTCATATAAATATGTACATGAAAGTCTATGAAATTTTATCAGAAACCACGACATTGCAAGAAGCACTGGCTAATGTGATTAAAACTGGATTCATGAAATATCAGGTAATGAAACCTAATGGTGTTTTAGATCCCAAGATCTTTAGATCGGCTAAAGGTGCTATTCAACACAAGTCACGATTTTACATGACTAAATCTCAAAGAGATGCTAAGATAGCCGCTAAACAACGTCAAGGTGCTGGCGGAGAAGCGCCGCTGATCAAAGGTGCCAAGGACAAAATCAGTCCTATTAAGAGAGCACCTAACGGTAAAATTTACACTATGGTAGACGGACAACGTCGATACTATTCAAGTTACGCTGACTACATTAGAAAAAGCAAAATCTGGGGACCCGGTGTTGCAGCCGCAAGCAAACGTACTGCCGCATTTTGGGAGAAATCTTGGGTAGGATCAACACTGTTGGGTCTTGGTGCCAACTTGGCTGTACCTATCTTAGAATGGCGCAGTGAAGTAGATGCCATTCATGCAGGATACGTTAATGGAGAATTTAGCAAAGAAGATGCTGAGTGGCAAATCAAGGACATTACAGATTTAACTATTGCCAAGTTTGTTACAATATTTTTAGGTCTAGGCGCAGCAAGATTAGTTGCTGCAAAATTTCCAATAGATAAAATACTGACATGGGTGTATGGAAAAATACCCGGGGGTTCTTGGATTGCCGCACTAGACAAACCTGCATTGACTTTGCTAGTTCAATCAGTGTTAATGAAACAACCTATAGTTGAGGATCTTGCTAGAGCAGCGTTGCGACTTATTTATGAATACACACCATATGAAGAATACAGTGATAATTTTTGGTATCAATTATTTCGAGTCACTGGTTATGAAATGGTCAACGGTGAATTAGACAAACAACGTATTGCTAGCACAGGATCCACCGCAGGTACCACTTCTGGGCAGACCAAACCACCAGTTGCTAAACCAGAAGATAACGACATTGATTTTGGGGTTCCTGGAACTGCCGATAGATTGATCAAGCAGTTTGGTCTAGACTAAAGCGGCAACTTGGTTTTTTGTATAGTTTCAATGTTGTCTTTGATTAAAGAACTTAACAACATCCTGTCTTCGTAAGAATATATGTGAAACAGTTCTTGTGCGGATACACCCCCACGCATATACCAACTGATTTTAAAAATTTCTTCTTTGATACCCTTGACAGTAGATTCTAGTCGCTCAACATATTTGCCTATGTCAGAGTTCGACATAGTCGTCATTTTCTTACGAAAAAACTTGCTTGATCCATGGTGATTTCCAAGTCAGCGGCAGTGCCGCAGTTACTACATTGAGATTTTACTGCGGGCAGTTTCCAATTTTTTCTATTGTTTTCTATACAATCTTTAATTTTTTCAAACAATTCTGATTCACTGTTGGTAATCCATTCTTTGATATAAGCCTGTTGATTGACCACAGCATCGGGAATTTCTACACTGTCGATACTTTGAATAAACACTTCAGTTTGCAGTGCGGCTATTTTGGTGTACAAATCGTTGACAGTTTTTTGATTTTCAGGGTTGTCAAAATTTTGTGCAGACTGGATCAACATTTTTTGCAGTGTGTAGTTTTCTAAATTAAAAGTGGTCATCTCTTTATAGGTTAAAGGTCTAATTTTTACTTTGACATCACCAAGATCCACAGTGTCATGAAACTCTACATGATTGAAATGATCATTTAACAAGCCTAGATCAATCTCATATTCATTTTCGGTACTGCAATTGCCACAGGTATGTTCAATAGTCATCATGTTGCCATATGTGGCAATCCTGATAGCAATCAATAGATGGTCTAAATCAACAGCATTTATTTGCCAGCCATCGGTAATGGTAGCACAACAACTTTGAATAACTTTCACTGTGGATTCACCGTTGAACAATGCATCGGGAGTTTTCAACAGAATTTCATCCATGCCGGTCATAGAATACACTGGGATCTGTGTAGGATCTCCTTCAACAACATCTGGTGCAGTATACAAACCTTTACTGGGCAATGACACATACAGTTTGGGTTGTCTAAAATATTTTTGCAATGGATTTTGGCTCATATTAACTCCGTATAAATATAACATAGGTATTTATATACGTAGTTTTTAGGATAGAAATTATGACGGCATTGACCAAAGATGATTTAGTAGACGCACTTAGACAAGTAGCTCGTAGTGCTCCTGCCGCGGCGCCAGTAAATTTGGGTCCTGGAGGCGGAAAAGATTTTCTAAAAAACCTAAGCGAAGGTGCTAACATTGCCGGCGGCGCACTGAGAGGAGTCATAGAGGGCGGCGTTAAGTTCGGCGATACTGTAGGTGGTGTTGGACAATTAATTGGCAGAATAGGCGACAAAAGTAAAATTGCAGGCGATGCATTGTCTTACATGGGTCAATATGCACAACAGTCAGTTGATGCCATGCGAAATTTTGGTAAATTTGGTGCTGGATTCAACGGCGATGCTATTGCTATGCGCAGTAGTATTGCACAAACCAATATGAGTTTAGAAGAATACGGCAAATTTTTAAACAAAAATACCAGTATTCTCAATGCTATGGGCGGATCTGTTACTCAAGGTGTTGCAAGATTCAATGAGTTCAGTCAGGCATTCTTTGATCAACAGGCTAAACAAGGAGATTCATTTGGATCTGTTAGTGATCAGTTAAGAAATTTAGGAATGACATCAGAAGAAATCAATGGCACACTGGCCATTGAACTGGCGTCAAGACGATTTCAAAACATGGAAGATACCAAAAGTAGAGAAGATGCCATTGCATCGGCTGCATCAATGGCTACGGAGATGGATAAAATTGCCAAATTAACTGGCAAAAGTAGAGAAACACAACAGGCAGAAATGGCACTATTAGAAAAAGACGGCCAGTATCAAGCCAACTTACGTATGCTCCAACGTCAAGGCAATACATTTGCCGTCGAAGGCATGACGAAAGCCATGACCAGTATGCAACAATTTGGTCCAGGCGTTCAAAATCTAATGAAAGATTTTCTAGCATTTGGCACAGCCACTAAAGAGACACAGGATACATTGGCGGGATTGGGACCAGCGGGTACCGAATTGCAAAATGCCATACAAATGGTCAAGTCGGCAAAAACAGAAGAACAAAAAATTGCTGCAGAAGCAGCAGTGAAACGTGCAGAAGAAGCGATCAAATCTCAAATCCTTAGCGATGATTTTACAGCGGCGGCTGGAATGAATACCAAAGGCTTTAGGCAATTAGCAGACCAGACAACTACTATAGCCGCAGGTATGGACAAAGTGGCTACAGCAAACAACTTGAATCTAAGTTTGGAAGCAGATCGCCGTAAAGCTAATCAAATACTAAATGCACAGGCTAAACAACAACAAGACGATGCAAGAACACTGGCAAAGCCAGGTGAAGCAGATGCTGGCAAAGCCACAACCCAAGCAGTGGTACAGTTTGAAAAAGTCATGCAGAATGCCACTGCTGCGGTTCAAGATCAGTTTGTCAACAGATTGAACGGCGAAATTGCGACAGGCATGATTGAATTTACAAAGTTTTTGAAAGCGCCAGGATTCAGTAGAGAACGTATGGCGGGTGGTGTAGAAAAAGGCTACACTGGAATTAAAGAAGCATTTAATAACCCAGGCAGTCTAATTCCAGGAAAAGATCCTAATAACCCCGATGCTAACCGTAGACCAGGAAGGCCAGAAGAGCGCTCAGAGGGAACCTACGGTGCTGGAAAAATGTTTGAAAATGTTGGATCAATACTAGAAATTACCAAACCCGGTGAAGTTGTACTGAACGGCGAACAACAAATGAATCTAGCCAAAGGCATGATGGACAAAGGTGCTGCCACTGCATTTAATAACTTGTCAAAGAATTTAGATCTTAGCAAACTGTCAGCAGGCATGCCCAAGTTTGAAATGCCTAAGTTTGAAATGCCTAAGTTTGAAATGCCTAAGTTTGATGCTTCGGCACTTAAAGGCACAATAACTGAAAACGGTAAGACTAGAGAAATGTCTCAGGCAGATTTAAGCAAGGCCACAAATGATATTAGCAAGATGATGGGCAATCTTGATTTGACTCAACTGAGTAAAAAATTTACTACTGAGATTAGTTCGGTTACTGGTGGCGGCGCCAGCACAGTCAAAGGTCCAGACATAAAAGAATTATCAAAACCTTTTGAAAAATCTTTTGCCGATATGCCCGCAACAGGTTCACAATTGACACAATCAGCATCTGTTGAAAAACTTGCACAAGAACAGGCATTGGCATCAAAGAAACAACAAGCAGAAGCCAGTGTTGAATCTGCTAAAATTTACAAAGACTCGTCTGAAAAATTTGTTTCTTTCTTAGAAAAAGATATTGCAGCCAAAGAACAAGAACTGGCTGCTACTGACAGTGAAAGAACAAAACGTCGATTAGAAAATGAGTTGACAACTCAGCGAACCAAGTTAGATGGTGCAAAATCTCAAGTGATTGAAGACACTAAAAATTTATTAACTGCTGAAAAAGAGTTGGCCGATGCTCAACAACAATCTGTCGCTGCAGAAGCCAGCATACGAGAAGAAACTATTCAGCAGACTAATAATATTGCAGAACAGACACAGTCAATGTTGGCAACTAAAAAAGAGTTTTCTGATTCTGAACTACAACAAATTGGACACGAATTATCTACTCTGGCTGACGAAAAGCAAGTGCAATCAATACGACAAGCCAGTGTTCAGACTAGCCTAGATAAATTACAAGCACAAAAAGATATCTACGAAAATAATCAACGGTATGAAGAAAAAGATCTTGCAGAGTCTAACGAAGAATTGGCTATGCTGCGCAATAGAATTGACAATTCAGAATCAGCAGCAGAAATTCAAGAACTACAAGCGCAAATAGCCGATGAAGAAAGTATAAATCTATCTTTGCAAAATCGTATTGCTGAACGAAATCAAAACATTTTAAATGCCACTGCTGATATTGCAATAAAAGAACAAGAACTGCAAGATCTCAAAGAAGAAATGGCTGACACTGAGATTGCCATTCAAGACAAACAGTCTAAACTGTTAGATCATGTCAGCAACCAAGGCGAAATAGTAACAGAGTCTGATGAAGACTTAGCATTGTATGGTGCTAATCAACCGGAAATTACTGAAGAGTCTCCTGAAGATTTGGCATTGTATGGCGCTAATCAGACACCTCGTGACACTGAGTTTGGTGATCTAGCAGGTGCTATTGCAAAAAATAAAACTCAGACTACCACAGGACGAGATCCATTTGCCAGCATGCTGGATAGATTTATGGGTCCAATGGCAGGACCTGCCAGTGCTACTGCCGGTGTTGATGCTGCTAAGAATTCAGCAGTGAAAGATGCTGAGAAAAAAGATGCAGAGGCCAAACAACAGGCGCAGACTGCTAAAACCGCAACTGCAACTGCAACTGATGCCAAACCAAAAACTACCGCAGGTGCCGGCAAAGAAACAACCTTATCTGATGTAGTGGCCAGCCTAGATACGTTAAATATGCAAGTAGGCAAACTGTCTGGTGAAATGTCCAAGTTGCCAAATTTAATGGAAAAAGCAGTGTCAGCAACCAAATCGTTGAATGGCAATCTTAATATGAGAGCATAACTATGTCGTGGAAAAAATATTTTACCCCTGTTAATACTGGTGCGTTAACTGACGGCACGTGGAGTCCTATGAGCAGCCAGAACTCCAGCAGACCAGGACCTGCTAGAACAAACTACAGTAGTTTTTTGCCGGATGTCTATACAGGTAGCCCCAACAGAGTCGAACGATATCTGCAGTATGACACAATGGATATGGATCCAGAAGTAAATGCAGCGTTGGATATTTTAGCAGAATTTTGCACACAGAAGAACAAAGAAAACAATACACCGTTTAATTTATTTTTTAAAAACAAAGCAACCAATACAGAAATACGTATTCTAAGAGAATATCTACAGCAATGGTCAAAGTTGCAAGAATTTGACACACGAATTTTTAGAACTATTCGTAATCTTTTCAAATACGGCGATGCATTTTTTGTACGTGATCCAGAAAATCAAAAGTGGATGTATATAGATGCTGGTAAAATTACCAAGATCATAGTAAACGAAAGTGAAGGCAAAATGCCTGAACAATATGTAATCAAAGACCTCAATATCAATTTAAAAGATCTTGCAGTGACGATGATACATCCCAACACTACTAATACACAAAATAGAGGAACTACCTATGCTGCCGGCGGCAGTAACGGCAGTGCAGGCCCTGGTGGTGCATACAATGTTTCAACTGGATCTAGATTTGAATTAACACAGATGGAAGAAGCAGTAAATGCTGAACATGTGATTCATCTCAGCCTCAGTGAAGGACTAGACAACAACTATCCGTTTGGCAACAGTTTGTTAGAACAAGTATTCAAAGTATTCAAACAAAAAGAGTTATTAGAAGATGCTATCATTATCTATCGTGTACAACGTGCGCCAGAACGCCGAGTGTTCTATGTTGACGTAGGTAATATGCCCAGTCACTTGGCTATGGGATTTGTTGAGCGTGTTAAAAATGAAATACATCAACGTAGGATTCCCAGTAGCACTGGCGGTGGTACTAACGTTATTGATTCAGCATACAATCCGCTGAGTATTAACGAAGATTACTTCTTTCCACAAACTGCTGAAGGACGTGGAAGTAAAGTTGAAACTTTACCAGGAGGAACGAATCTTGGTGAGATTGACGACTTAAAATTCTTTACAAACAAGTTGTTCCGTGGTTTAAGAATTCCCAGTAGTTATTTGCCCACAGGCGCAGACGACAGTCAAGCGCAGTACAACGATGGCCGTGTGGGCACAGCGTATATTCAAGAATTTAGATTTAACAAATATTGTGAAAGACTACAGAGTTTAGCAGCCAGTATATTTGACGAAGAATTTAAATTATATCTACACAACAGAGGAGTCAATATTGATTCCAGTTTGTTTGAATTGAAACTACAACCTCCAATGAACTTTGCAGCATATCGTCAAAGTGAAGTAGATGGCCAGCGTATCAATACATTTAATACTATTCAAGCAGTACCGTTCATCAGCAAACGATTTGCACTAAAACGTTTCTTAGGACTGAGTGAAGAAGAGATGGCAGAAAATGAATTGTTGTGGAGCGAAGAACAAGGCAAGAGTGATCCAATACCCACAGACAGCAGTGGAGAACTAAGATCTATTGGCCTAAGTCAAGGAAATATTGCTGCTGATGTTGATGCTGCTACTGATACTGAAGGTACACCCGAACAATCTGATGCAATACCAGAACCTGGAACTGAACCGTTACCAGTAACCCCCGCAACTCCGCCAACAGCATAAATATCATATGATTCTAAGAGAACTGTTTTACGTTGACAATGACAAAAAATCTCTGTCCAATGACATGAGATACGAACCTCGCCGAGACAAAACCGCAATATCTAAAAACGACACTAGAAAAACTAGATTAACATTGGGTCAAATTAATCAATTGAGAAAAACTAGTGAAGCACACATCTTAGAACAAGAACAAGAATTGCAATTTGTAAAAATAATGTACGGTGCGCCACCTCCGGCACCACAATAAAATCTCTTTGATAAATTAATACAAGGAGATTAATATGCGTTGTTTTGTGCTAGGCAACGGCAAAAGCCGTCTTGCAATACAGCCCCCAGATCTAAAAGCATACGGAAAAATATACGGATGCAATGCTTTATATAGAGAATTTGATCCAGATTTTTTAATTGCAGTAGATCCCAAAATGGTTATGGAACTAAACAGTGTCGGTTATCAACACCAGCATTCAGTGTGGACCAATGGCAATGCTAGATACAAAGCATTTAGGGGATTCAACTATTTTATTCCCAGTCTAGGATGGAGTAGCGGACCAACAGCATTGGATATGGCTTCTCGATCAGGTGTAGACGAAATATATATTTTGGGGTTTGACTATGAAGGTGAAAATGGCAAACTAAACAATGTCTATGCCAACACAAAAAATTACAAACTATCTAGTGACGTGGCCACTTACTATGGTAACTGGATGCGACAAACAGAAAAAGTTATTCGAGACAACAAGCATATAAAATATTATCGACTAGTTGGTGATAAATATTTTGACACAAATTGGCACTTCTCAAACTTTAAAAATTTAAACTACACAGAATTTAAACAAATATCCAAGACTTGGCCTAAAAACTAGCATTTTAAGGCCATTTCACCCCATTTATTACAATTAAAAGTAAATATATCAACAGCCTTGTAACCATAGGAGACAAAACAATGACTGATCGAAACAAATTTGAACAGATGCTTGAGTCTTTGGTCAATGACGACCAAGCCAGAGCAAAGGAATTATTCCACCAAATCGTGGTAGAAAAATCACGTGAGATTTATGAAAATCTTCTTGCTGAAGAATTTGACGAAGACGTTGAAGAAACTAGAGAAGATAATGACATGGAAGAATCTATGGCAGATGAAGACATGGAAGAATCTATGGCAGATGAAGACATGGAAGAAGGCATGGACGAAGAAACTGAAGAAGGTTTTGACATGTCTATGGAAGCCGAAGACGACGAAATGCCAATGGATGGCGACAAAATGTCATCAATGGACAAAAGCGATGATTTCATCGATGATGTCACTGGTGATACAGGTAGCCCACAGGAAGTAGTTGCTGACATTGGTGCAGCAGTTGATGACTTAGATGCATTGGTTGCTGAATTAGAAAACGCTATTGCAGCATTTGATGGCAGTAAAGAAGATAATGCAGAAATGGATGATGAAGATGATATAATGTCCAAAGAACAGTATGCATTTGAAGATGAGCAAATGATGCGTGAGTATGTAGAAAAAGTAGGCGAAGCCTACAAAGGCGGCAAAGTTGCTAGCACAAGCGAAGCAGGCGGCGCCAATACAAAAAGTATCTTAGCCAAGAAGAATGACATGGGCGGCACAACTGCTAACATTGCCAAGGGCGGTGAAGGCGGCGGTAACAAAACCAGCCTACCAGGTCATGCAAACGCCAAGACTGAAAATCTTGGCAACATAAATGTTCCAGGCGGCAAAGCTGGTGTGAAGCATCTTAAGGGTGTGCCAGCAGGTCACGGAGCAGAAAAGAAAGGCAGTGGCGACACTGCTACCAATAAGAAAAGTATAATTGGATCTAGATAATGTTATTACTTCGTGAAAACCTTTCGTTTACACAAGCCGGTATCGTTGTTGAATCAACTGACAACGAGACTGGCGGTAAAAGTTTGTACATGAAAGGTATTTGCATACAGGGCGGCATTAAAAACGCTAACCAAAGGGTATATCCTGTGGACGAGATTGGCAGGGCTGTTAAGACTCTAAACGATCAGATTGCCAATGGTTATTCTGTATGCGGTGAAGTAGATCATCCAGACGATCTAAAAATTAACCTAGACCGTGTCAGCCACATGATTACCTCAATGTGGATGGACGGTCCAAATGGTTATGGCAAAATGAAAATATTACCTACCCCTATGGGCATGCTGGTCAAAACTATGTTAGAAGCCGGCGTTAAATTAGGTGTAAGTAGCAGAGGTTCCGGAAACGTCCGAGATGACGGGTCTGGTCACGTCAGCGACTTTGAAATCATTACGGTGGATATAGTTGCTCAACCAAGTGCTCCCGGTGCGTATCCTACACCAATTTACGAAAATCTCATGAACACTCGTGGCGGTTTAAGTAGCCTTCGTATAGCGAAGGAGGTGCAGGGCGACCCGAAAGCGCAGAAGTATCTCAAGGAAAGCCTATTAAGAATAATAGGCGGTCTCCAATAATAGGAGGAATACATGTTGGATTCGTTAAAAACTTTGTTTGAAAACAATGTGATTTCTGAGGAGATGAGAGCAGAAATTGAACAAGCATGGGATCGCAGAGTTGTTGAAAACCGTCAAGAAGTTACACAACAATTACGCGAAGAATTTGCTCAACGCTACGATCATGACAAACAAGTCATGGTAGAAGCCATGGACAAAATGATCAGTGAACACTTAGCTGTTGAAATTCAAGAGTTTAAGGAAGACAAGGCACAATTGGCAGAAGCAAAAGCCAAGTATGCTAAGAAGATGAAAGACGATGGCAAGAAGATGAAAGAATTTATGGTTCATCAACTGGCTAAAGAAATTTCAGAACTACACGAAGATCAGAAACAGTCAGCAGATAAATTCCAAAAACTTGAACAATTCATTATAGATGCTCTATCTGAAGAAATTGCAGAGTTTTATCAAGACAAGCAAGACCTGGCTGAAGCCAAGGTCAAATTAGTCAAAGAAGGTAGAGAACAGATTTCTGCATTAAAACAGAAATTTGTAAAACGTGCAGCAAGCATGGTAGAGTCTATGATCGGTAACAACCTATCTAAAGAAATTACCCAACTCAAAGAAGATATTGAGAGTGCTCGTCGCAACGACTTTGGACGTAAATTATTCGAAGCTTTTGCTTCTGAATACCAAGCAAGTTACCTAAACGAGAAATCTGAAACTTCAAAATTACTCAAGGTCATAGACCTGAAAGATCTAGCCATTACTGAAGCAAAAACTGCGGTAATAGCGACACAAAAGATTTTAGAAAGTAAAGAGTCAGAAGTCAACCGTTTACAAGATGCTATGCAAAGACAGACCACAATGGCTGAACTTTTTGCTCCACTGAGCAAGGATCAGAAAAACATTATGTCTGAGCTGTTAGAAAGTGTGCAAACACCAAAATTACAAAATAGTTTTGAAAAATATCTACCAGCGGTAATTGCCGGCGAAACAAAACCAAAACAAAAACAGGCACTAGTAGAGGCAAAAGAAATTACTGGAAATAAGGTTTCCAGTACTCAAGTTAGTGGCGAGTACGATTCTAATATCAGAAGTATTAGACGTCTTGCTGGATTATAAAGTTTAAGGAGAAAAACTAAATGTCAGATCTACTAAATGGTCGTTGGCAAGAGACCAAAGAGGCTCTATTAGAAGGCCTAAACGGTACCCGTAGAAGTTCGATGTCTGTAACTCTAGAAAATACTCGCAAGTATTTGGCTGAGTCAGCATCCGCAGGTGCTACCTCTGCCGGTAATGTCGCAACACTAAACCGTGTGATATTGCCAGTTATTCGTCGTGTCATGCCAACCGTTATCGCTAACGAGTTGGTTGGTGTTCAGCCAATGACAGGTCCAGTTGGACAAATTCACACTCTACGTGTGCGTTATTCAGATACATCAGCAGGCGCTGGTGTTCTAGCAGGTGAAGAGGCTCTAAGCCCATTCAAAATTGCTGCTAGTTATTCTGGTAACGAGACAGCAGCAACACCCCGAGCAGGTAGCACCGCTACTTTAGAAGGTGCTGCTGGTAAGCGTATGAGCATCCAGATCCTAAAGCAAGTAGTTGAGGCTAAAACCCGTAAACTAAGTGCTCGTTGGACATTTGAAGCTGCGCAAGATGCACAAGCCCAACAAGGCATTGACATCGAAGCAGAAATCATGGCTGCTTTGGCACAAGAAATCACTGCTGAAATTGATCAAGAAATCTTAGGATCTCTACGTTCATTAGCAGGCACAGCCGTTGAAACATACAACCAGGCTGCAGTTTCTGGTACAGCAACATTCGTTGGTGATGAGCATGCCGCATTGGCAGTTCAAATCAACCGTGCTGCTAACTTGATCGCTCAGCGTACACGTCGTGGTGCTGGTAACTACGCAGTGGTTAGCCCAATGGCATTGACAATTCTTCAAAGTGCTACAACTAGTGCGTTTGCTCGTACTACTGAAGGTACTTTCGAAGCACCTACAAACACCAAGTTTGTTGGTACATTGAACAGTGCAATGCGTGTTTATGTTGACAGTTATGCTAGCGACAGCACAGGCGTATTGATTGGTTACAAAGGTTCTAGCGAATCTGATGCACCAGCATTCTACTGCCCATACATTCCATTGATGAGCAGTGGCGTTGTGTTAGATCCATCAACATTCGAGCCAGTCGTGTCATTCATGACACGTTATGGTTATGTTGAACTAACCAACACAGCATCATCTCTTGGTAATGCTGCTGATTACTTGGCTAACGTTGCTATCACAAACGCAAACGTTCGATTCAGTTAATCAAATCTTTTTTAAAAGAAAAACAAAGCGGGTGGCAACATCCGCTTTTTTTATGACTTGAGCAAAATGGCTAAATATCATGTCTAAAAATGATTTTGTTTACCAGCAAAACTTATGCAGTAACCCCACTGCGTAGACCTAGAACGTCAACATAAGGAGAAACAAATGGGACGTCCATTAAGAAAAGATGTATTAGGTACTGATGTTATCGGCACCCCGGTCAGCGACACTGGCATCAAAGTTCAGTCACATGATGGCAGCACTCTAAGTGCAGCTTCGTTTATTATTAAGCAGCGCGGCGCAAAAACGTTTGTTATTACAACTAACGGAACAGATCGTCAAACTTGCGTGTTACAAAGTACAACACCGGCCGCAGCAGGCCAAATGTTAATGATGGGATTTACACAACCTTATCAAGCAGATGCAAATGCAGTACCTATCGCTAAAATTACCAAACGTGTTGCTACTGATTTTAGCGGTGTTCGTTATACATGGTATTTAGAAAATGATTCGTCAACTGACGTTATTGTGCTGACAGCAATCTAATTTAGGATACTGCGATGAAAGTTGTTCACGTCAAAGATGGTGGCTATAAAGTAATAGTGCAGTCTGGTGGTACTATTGTTCTAGACACCGGTTCTACGATTGGTAATGTGTTGGTCACTGGTAATCTCACAGTCAACGGCACTACTACCACTATTAATTCTTCTACTTTGACTGTGGACGACAATATCATAGTAATCAATGAAGGCGAAGGCGGTGCTGGAATCACATTGGTGCAGGCAGGTATTGAAATTGATCGAGGATCATTGCCTAATGCAGAAATATTTTTTAACGAATCAATAAGTCATTACAGTCCTACATTGGCAACTACAGTGTCGGGAACTTTTGTTTTTAGAAATCAATCAGGCACTTTGTTGGGTCTAAGAACCAACAGTATCATGACCGGTGGTAGTAATTTAGCATTGGTAGGATCAGGTTCAGGTGTTATCACAGTGCAGGGCACTACTAACTACGAACAAAATGTATTAGATTATAGTGATCCTTTAAAACAACCAATAAACGGGGATTTCATTCCCAATGCACAAGCAATGGTGGACTATGTTACTGCTTCGTTTACAGGAATTTTGCAACCTGGTATTGAAGATGGTGATACCAGTGTGCGTACCAAAGATCAAAGCAATTTGAATAATCCATTGCCCAGCGTTATTGAATTTAAAGTAGACAACGTGTTGATTGGTGAAATTAACTCCAGCGGATTAGAAATTGGTAATATTGTCATCGGCGGCGATACCATTACTGATAGCAGTGTTAACAATTTGACCATTACCAGTAACACCGGTGAAGTGGACATGGATGCTGTGTTAAGTTTGTTGGATCAATCAGACCCAACACCCACAGCAGGCGCTTGCAAAATTTATACAAAAACAGCAGTGGGCAGCGGCAACACTGGCCTGTATTATGTCAATACAAAAATTGACTTTGATGGTTCAACTGTGATAAATTTACAAGACGAGTTGGTAAGTAAAAATCGTGCGTTATTGTTTAGTATGTTATTTTAAGGAAAAATCATGGCGGTTCAGAGTGTAGTAATCAACAATACAAATACAAACTTGTTTGTGTCATCTGGCAACAATGCCGTGACAACAATTATGATTTGTAACAGAATACCGTTTGATCCGTTAGACCCAGCAGCAGATCAAACATATCTGTATTTGCACATTGTGGCCAATGGCGACGGAGTGACAGATACTAATCTAGTGGTCAATAAACTGTTGGTGCCAGCAGGTGAAACAGTGACATTTGACACTGAAAAAATAGTGTTGGCTAACGGAGATAGACTCGTGGCCAACACAGAGTTGCCTGCAAATTTAGTAGCCACAGTGAGTACATTGGTGTTGTAATGCGATATCTACAAAGACAATTGTTGAACAAACGCCAAGTGATAGACTTTGGCATAGCCGTGGGCATCGGCGGAGACGTTGTTATCAATTCTACCAACAACGTGTTGTTGCCAAAAGGCACCACGGCAGAACGGCCAATAACACCCGTTGTGGGAATGATACGTTTCAATACTACAACAACAGAAGTTGAAGTATATCAAGGCAGTGCTTGGCGAAATTTAAGATTCAAAGAAGCAGCCGCTATAACTTTACAAAGTCTAGGATTCGGCGACGGATCTTCCACATTGTTTGGCCCACTGAGCCCTGTTCCTCCTAGCGTTATAGAAAGCGGCAGCACATGGGGCGGCCAGCACTTGATAGTGTTAGTAGAAAACGTCATACAGATATTCAATACAAATTACACAATCGTACAAAATCCTGGTGGAGGATATGCTGCTGGATATTATATTCAATTTACTGGACCGTCAATTCCCAATAAACCTATCAATGTACTACACGGATTTGATCGTTAAACAAGGACAATAAATGGCACTGGTACTAAAAGACAGAGTTAAAGAAACAACAATCACAGTGGGAACTGGAAGTTTTCAACTGCAAGGCCCTGCGGCTGGCTTTAGACCTTTCAACGACATAGGTGACAGCAACACCACTTACTATGCGGCGGTTACAGACAGTAGCATTGGTGAGTTTGAAATTGGCCTAGGTCAATTTAATTCAACCACTCAACAAATATCAAGAAGTCAAATTATTTCCAGCAGCAACAGTAACAATATTGTAAACTTCAGTGCTGGCGTCAAAGAAATCTTTGTGACATATCCAGGACCCAAGGGATTGTTTTTAAATTCTACCGGATTGGCAGAATTGCCAGCAGGCAGTTTAGTAGGCGGCACACCCATTGGTGGTGTTGGACCTACCGGACCCGTTGGACCTACTGGAGCATTTGGCGGCCCGACTGGACCAACTGGACCTACGGGACCCACTGGACCTACTGGACCAACTGGACCTACGGGACCACAAGGTAATAAAGCAGGTTTAAAATATACTTTCAGCACAACAACTGCGATGGCTGATCCAGGATTAGGAATTGTAAGGTTCAACAATGCTGCTGTGGCCAGTGTAACTGCCATTGCTATCAGTGACATCACATATGATGCTGCCGATCTCAGTTCATACATGTTGACTTGGGACGACGGCACTCCTGTGGTCAAGGGATATTTAATTTTTAGAAGCAACAGCAACGCCAGTGCTACTCATGCAATCTTTCAACTGACAGCAGTCACAGACAACAGCAGTTGGTTACAATTCACAGTGGCATATGTTTCAGGTATACTGCCCAGTAATCTAGACGAACTCACTGTTGATCTAACTCGTACAGGCGATGTTGGCCCTACAGGACCAACCGGCCCTACTGGACCCACAGGCCCTACTGGCCCAACTGGCCCACAAGGCGACAAAGCCGGATTAAGATATAACTTTAGTACTACTACTACCATGGCTGATCCAGGGGCCGGGCAAGTAAGATATAATAATGCCACAGTAGGCAGTGTTACTGCAATTGCCATAGATGACATAACTGCTGAAGGTACAGATGTTGAAAGTTATTTGTTAACCTGGGATGACGGCACAGCAAGTCCAAAAGGTTATATCTATTTTAAGAGCAATTTAAATTCCACGTCAACTGCTACTATCTTTGCTGTTAACAGTCTTACAGATAATGCTGGGTGGGTAGAATTAGCAGTAACTTATATAAGCGGAGTATTACCATCGGGTAGCCAGCAGTTAGTTGTAGATCTCAATAAGACTGGAAATATTGGGCCTATAGGACCGACTGGACCAACCGGACCTACAGATGCCAACAACTTGTTTGGCGGTGGTACAGGTCAAATTCCATATCAAACTGCTGCTGGTGCTACTGCATTTGACGCTGACCTAACATGGGATGCAACCACTAACAGACTAACAGTTAATACAGTGCAGATTGGTAGAGGCAATGCCGGCGACAATACAACTACCGCAGTTGGCAGAAATGCATTAAATGCAGTGACTTCCGGAGTTCAAAACACTGCTGTTGGCGCCCTAGCACTAGAAGATGCCAATGGCACTAATAATGTGGCTGTTGGTTTTAGTGCGGCACTCAATGCAGCAGTTGGTGACAACAACGTGGCAGTGGGTGCAAATGCACTGTTTACATCTGCATCAGGCAGCAGTAATATTGCTATTGGTGCAAATAGTTTATACACAGTTACTGGAGCAGGTGGCAATGTGGCTATCGGTGACAGCGCATTGTATACTATAGGCAATCAAGCCGACAACAATATTGCTATTGGATTTTTTGCAGGATACGATTTAACAGGCAACGTTGATGGTAATGTGTTGTTAGGCAACTTTACAGGCAATGCTGACGGATTAGACATTTCTACATCCACCAACACTGTTACAGTGTCTAACGGTGCTGGCAATGTAAGACTGCACTATACTGCTAATGGTAACTTTGTAACTAAAATTCATACTGCTTCAACAACATTATGGGCCAACAATTTCTTAGAAATTTTTGCAACTTCTAATACTAGTCTAACTTTTAGATATAGAGGTAGCGACGGAACTACCCGCTCAGCGTCAATAACATTGTCTTAATCCGAATCACAACATCATACTATCTCAAATAAATAGTATATGTTAGGATTTTCACCTTTAAGTTCATCCCCGCTGGGCACACCCGCACCTGGCTCCCCAATAGGTACTGGCGTTGGCAAAATATCAGGGCCTTTGTTGGCTCCTAATTTAGAGCGAAGCGGTACAGACTTCAGTGTTGATACAGATTTATTATACTTAAATGTCAACGATCAACGTGTAGGTTTTGGCACAGATGTACCAGATGCAACATTGGCTGTTGACAATTTTGTTGCAACAAGTTTAATAATAGATGATGTAGGCAATATTGGTGATCTACAATA